ATCGATCTACCCTACCCTGATTAAACAATATCCACGTGAGTCAACATATGTCGGCGACAGCACATCTTCGTAAGTCCAAGCGCGTCCATAACTTCGCCTTCCGGCGTCTTGTCGATATATTCCGCGGTGAGATAGATAACTTTGTCGACGTCGAGGTCGCGGGAAAGCTTGATTTTACGCACTTCGGCTAAATAGTATCGGTATTTGTCGGCGAGGACTTTGCCGCAAGTGAAACATTTGACAGGGATGATCATTGAGTGTAACGGAGTGTAACGGAGTGTATTGATATATGAATACATATTGTTTTTATATATCAATTTTTATTATTGTGCAATTAATTCCTTAATTGCTTTTTTCACAGATGCATATTTATCGTCATCATCCATTACATTAAGTATTCCAGATAAACTAACCGTATCTTTATGCTGTTCATTAAGGTATGCCGTTTTCCAATCATCAAAGTTAGTTTGTGGTACATGCATTGCTTCAATGAAAAGTTTTTTTAAATCAGATTGATCTAATTTATTGCCCAACTGGTCTAACGTAGCGATCTTCATCCCCCCCTCATCACCTTCCTACTCTTCCTCCCACGACGCAACTTCCGCTTCGTCTGCTTGCGACGACGTCCGCCGTTCTTCGACTGTGTCTTCGAGTTATTATAAGATGGCATTTTATACTATAAACAGAGATAATAAAATACGCGGCACGAAATCCCTCGTATTTTATTCGTAAAATGGCTTACTGAAAAAGAGCCATAATCTTATGAAGTTCTGCCTGGTTTTGGAAGGGGTTTTGAGTATTATTCATAAGACGCTTCGTCGAAGAGCGTGATTTCGAATGGGTCGATTTGGATGGCGTAGTTCCATAATGATACCCCCCACTCTGTTTCTGCTGCTGCTGTCCTTTATTTGAAAACATTATTATACAATAGAAATATAATATAATATTCCATTCCATTCCATTCCATTTCATGCCTTAACCGCCCCTTTTTTCATGCACCCACGCCCTCCAACACATTCGCCTAAATAGTAATAATACGCGATATCCTTTTCTCTGTTTTGTTCATCCTTAATATCATAAGGTCGCTTCGAATTCCCCGCCACACATTTACCCGGTGTTTTCGAATTATCAGAAATTCCATTCGGTGCTTTCGCATTCGCCTCTGCCGTATTCATAAGTACCGCCGGATCATTATCGCCTTCAAACCCAGTATACTTTGTCCATCCACAGCAGCATTTCGTCCCGCACATTTGTTTTGTGCTTATTGAATTGCATGCGCGTTCTAGCTCTGCCGGTGATTTCTGATGCATCACGCAAAAAGAATCACTACACTTGGTATGCATTTTTTCCAGTTCTTTTTCGGTATAAGGTGTGCCAAATGCTTCTTTCAATTCGTTCGTTTTGCTGATTAACGGGGCGGTCCAGTGGACATCTGTAGAAATAACACGGTCCAATAATCCAGTGTTTGGTTCAACATATACAGTTCGTTTGATAGTTTGAGAACTCGTCTTCTTGCTTCCTTCTCCTTGGTCAAGTTCAAATGCAGTGCTTGCCTTAGAATTGGCTTTGACTTCCTCATTGGCTTTTTCTTCGGATGCTTTATTCGCCGTCTTAGCTAATTCAACATAGATAACACCTCCCAATAATATAAATACAACGACCATAATCGCGCCGATATTCTTGAAAAATGACTCGCCTAAACTTGTTCCTTTGAATGCGGATACCCCGCTTTCTGTCGAAGACGAAATAACCCCACCAATACTATTTGCACCCGTTTCGCCCGCATCTTTGATTGCGGTTAAAGCAGTTGATACTCTTTCCATTGTTTGTTTGTGTGTTTGTTTGTTTGTTTGTTTGTTTACGTTTATTGAATCCAGTTACATTACATATAGATAATAAGGTCAATTACAATGCCGCCCCTGTCGCCCGATCCTTCGCTACAATCCGCACTCCTTTCCCCGTTTTCACCTTCACATGTTCCGTCCCCGTTGTATGAATATCTCGATGACAGTCCTCACAAATCGACGCCAAGTTCGCCGGATGGTTCTTATGAATATGTCCGATGAATTGATCTGCATCCGCGCTCTCTTGATGTTGCAGATGATGGACTTCTGTCCCACGCGCTTTTTCGCAGAGTTCGCATAATCGCCGGAGTTTCGCTGCATTATATCGCGACTGCACCGAATCTTCTAAAATGCTCGCAGTCGGAGTCTTCGTACTTACCCCACGATATTTTACGCGGATCTGGTTCGCATTTTCCAAGAAATCATCGGGCAGGTGCAGTGATTTACATACTTCAAGACCATACATACTTTCGCCAGCTCCTTCCTGGAGTTTCCGGTCGTAGACCAAGGTGTCGCGTGAGTTGTCGTAGAAGACGCGCATATGTGCGAGTCTGAGGCGCGGTGCCATATCTTGTATCTCGCTATAACCGGCGATCTCGTGAAGATGGGTTGCGAAAATAAATGACGCGCCGGCGCGATAAAGGTGCTGTAAGCCAGCTACAAAGATACTAATCGCGGAATCCATCTCAGTTCCAGAGCATAACTCGTCGCCTAGAACTAGTGTGTTCACATCTGCCATTCGCAGGATGACTCGGAGTTCTGACATTTCCACAACAAATGTAGAAAGCCCCTTAAATAGATTATCGTTACCCAGAATACGTGTCATGATGGCACGGTAGGGGCGGTATACGAACCCGGATGCAGGGACATAAAAACCAGCCTGCGCCATAATAACGGCGACACCTATTGCGCGGATAAGACTGGTTTTCCCTACTGCATTTGTGCCATATAAAAGCATCCCATCTCCGTCGAGTGCAACGTCATTGGTGACATAACACTCGTCTTCATTGATTCTCTCGATGAGGCAATGACGAAGCCCGGCTGCGCGAACAAATGACGCCGCCTCCGCCTCCGTATCTGCCGACGCAATCTCCGGCCGACAATAACGGTATTTTCGTGCAACGTAGCACCGATTCTGTATCATATCTACTGCGCTCACAAACGCCACCATGTTCTCGAAATCATGGTAGTATTCATGTAACGAGCTGATAAACTGATAATACAGTATAGAAACCATATCGGAGATTTTCACACGCAGTGAAACAACCGCTGCACACAATTCGTAGATTTGCTGGCTGTGGATCGTATTATTACTACCAGATGCAGTAGGGAATGTCAACGCGGATGTGTCGAACGCATACACACGGTCACTATCTGGGATCTTAATATTCGTTACCCTCGACCCCGCTGGGAGTTTCTTAATCCTGTCTTCTAGTATTTTCGTACGTCGTTTGGTTGCCTGAAGCGAAATTCCCATCTTATCGGTTTCATGGAGTTTGACGTAATCAGGGTCTGCGTTCGATGATTTTTGTTCTCCCGCTTGAATCAACTCATTCAATAACTGCTGCACTTCGCCGAGAGATTTCTGTGTATACTGATACTCATCAGTGAGTTTATCCAATTCTGCGGATATTCCGCGTTGAATGATATTGGTTTCAAATAGAGTATCAGTAATATCGCGACACAGATCCATATTCAGCGTCTTCTCAAACATGTCTAGAAGGAGCGTGCTTTTCCCTACGACGTCATCGCGAATGTTCCATCTATCGGAAAGATGCAGTGTGATCGTCGCATCTTTCAGACACGCAGAATATAATTCGCGAATATGTCGCAGATTATGAAACATACAATGAGTGTGATAAGGTGTAATCTTGCGTAAAATAATATGTCGGTGAAGTTTCTCGATATCTTTCATGAACGCCAGTTTCTCTCGAAATGCCTGATATGAAAGTTCGTGTTCGAGAGATAGCGAAAGCGAAAGTGTATAATCAGTAATTGCGTAGTCCTGTTCCAGCTGTGTTTCATTGAATGTAGGATGTAATAGCGCATACTTGTATGCACGTGACCCCATAGGAGTAACTGTATGATTAAGAAGTGAGAGTACTGAACTAAGACGCCCGCCGTTTCCACCCCCACCCCCACCCCCACCCCCACCACCACCACCCCCCGCCGCATTACCGTCATCAATGATATTCAATTGACGCAGTGAATGATTCGCAAGGATCAATCTATCAGACATATTTTCAAATAACGGCTCTTGAATCTTAGAAACCAGGCTCGGGTTATGTTCATAGATGAAGTTCAACAAATAAACGAGGGATTGTGTCGCAATAGAATAATTCAAAAATGATTGTTCGAGAGATTTAGCTCGGCCTTCTGGATAAAATGTATTCAAAACCTCCATTTGGTAGATTTGTTTGGTGCATTTCTCAGCTTTAACGGATGCCCCCGTCCCAGCACCCGTCGTCGCGGAGACACGATGGATCATCTTCGCCTGTATATTTGTATAATGAATGACGTCTTCTACTTCTCTCGTCGAGAGATTGGAGATCAGAATCACCTCGGATGGCATATACGAAGAAATAAATCTCTCGACTTCATCATATGTAGTTGGATTATGCGAGTCCTTATTCTCTGTTTCGAATATTGTAGCACGTCCGGTATAAACGTCAATATTTGTCATTCCCATAATGAGTGTTCGAGAGGTTTTCTCGATCCAAATACAAGCGATATTATTTGAAAGTGCAGTGCCGCCACTACCCCCCCCACCTGGCACAATATCCGTAGAAAAGTAGGTACCTGATGAATAAATGCCCTGAAGTACACGCACAGGCGGTGTTTTCACTCCATCCTGTACGTATACAACAGCAGTATATCCAGCATCCTGTAATTTCTTCAAGTATTTATCCAACCCATAATCACGAAATCCAGCCATAAGAAACCCAGGTATTTTATTCGCTTTCGCAAGCTCACAAATCGAGCAGAAATCGTCGATTCGGCTCCCGGAACATGTCACTCCCCCTCCAGCGACGCCTGCGCCATCGTCCGGAGTAATTATTTGTCCGTACACTTCGAAGAACGCGCCGACCTGAAGTAGAACAACCGTATTCGGACCATATTCCGAGGTATATTTTTCTGTAAGCACAAAATACTCTTTAATAAGCGCCATCGGAAATGACTCGACAACAAGGTTATATATCTCTCGCGTTATGGCTTTATTATTAATTACAGATGTAAACATATTAGAACAAAAACGTTAGTATAGTATAATAGATACGTATCATATCAGTAAATGTCTCAAATCGATCCTGAATTTTATTCAAATGTCACACAGCCATCCAGAACAAGAAACGCTACCCCTCCAATTCATAGTTTTCCGTTAGAAAAACGACGAGTAACGCGCAATACAATCCTGGATCCGTATCGTCGTATTTATAATACTCAAGGGTTTTCTGCATCAAATATACGCGCCGCCGACGCCGACGCAGGTAAGTACTACTACATCCATATAAATTCATATGATACATCTGCGACAACCACCGACATCATCAACGAAGTAAGCCCGCTTCTTGTAAATCCTTCGAAATATGAACCAGGTGCATATTATACGTTTATGATTGCATCTGTTGTTGGAAGAGATCCTGACACAAATAAAACCGTTCTACTGTCATCATCCGGAGCACCTGAATTATATGTGACAAAAACAATCAATATATATGAATTCGGTACAAAACATCATCATATTATGTATCGAAAGGCGAACCAAGACGAGGCGTTATTTGCGGAACTCTCCAAAACATACAAGAATGTTGAATACATAATATACGCCGCAGGCGAAATAATGTGCGTAAATGAGAACACATTGATTTTTAATTTTATTTCTGGAACGTATAAAATGAAAAAACATATGACAGCGACCCGTGTCAAATACGAGCAAATTTATTTTACATATATGATGCATAAAATCGCACCAAAATATAGTACTATTCTGTTTCAACAAGAGGCATTGATAACTGAAGCAACAATGCCACTAACCAGACGAGAATTGTCGCGGTTACGTAATCGGAATGTCCCCTTTTTTATGTTGAATACTCAAATGAAGTGTAATCGAATGCGAAATACAATAATTCAGAGGAAAACGAATAACCTGAGTCATGATGAATTACGAGAAATATACAACCAACTTATGAAAGACACGACATATGATGATATAATTATAATATAGATGATTATACATTCATTACCCGCGTAATTTCAGCACGACACACTGGGCATTCGTTTTTCGCCATCTTGGAATAACACACTGAACAACATACTTGATGCTCACATGGCGAGAACTTTGCGTTGATGCGATACTTAAAACATAGAATACACTGATGTTCTTCATCGTCTATTTCTTCGGGGTCGGGGAGGTGCGCAGTTGAAAGAATCGCTGACGCCGCCGCCGCCGCTCCACCCCCAGGCGGCGGTATAACGATGATCCCCGGATCCATTGTAAGTCGTGTATAAAATCCGAGATACCCGGACCGCGCATATTGATTGTCGCATATTCGCACACGAGTTCGAAACTCATCATTTCTCTCGAAATATACACTATTATTCTCATTACGCGAAATATTAAACACAATATTCGGCGCAATATTCGCGACATTGATTGTAATGATTTGATTCGCGAGAATGCGATCGTTGGAATCATATGCATACGGTGGTGTTCCACGCGACATATATGACTTCTTGATAGATCGATGACGGTCGTACATAAAATCGCGATACGCCCATGCTTGATATGATCGGGAAGGCAACCAATTTGCACGGGCCATCGCCGGATTGTCAACAATGAAAACCGAAACGTCGTTTAAATCCATAATAGGTATCGCCTTTCCAGCATCTTCCATTGATTCATGAATCTCTCGAGATATCATAATATTATTCGCCAGATTGTTTCGGAGACCGACTCCGATCCCTGCACCGATACCTGTTTCGACACCGTTTTCAATCAACGCAGGAATGTCTTCTACGCACGCAATATAGGATGGCAAGTAGGGATCGTTTTCCGGGCGGTATACAATATATTCCGTAGTAAGATATGGTGTCTCTTGGTAATAATGTGGGCGTTCCTTATATTCAGCATATGCGCCTCGAATTGCAGGTGTTACATGATTTACAGAAGAAGACCAGTTGCCCGTGCCTGGTATACGAATACAAATATCCATTGAATAATGTAAAGTTCTAGCTGTATAGATGCTGCATTTCGGTTTATGTAGTTTTACTGTTCACATAGAGAAATAGATATTAAAACGATATTGTAGTTAATATCTATTGTTATACAGATATTTCCATTCACTATCCCAACATAACATGAACGGACTGCGCAAAAACAATATCAGTATGATTACACTTGATCTGCGTATCTCTTGCGACACATTCTGGGATTATAAGTTTCATATTCCGATACGTATTGATGATTATTATGATCCGAATGAACGAAATATTAATAATAGTCGACGCACTAATATAAATGCGCATTGTGATACGTGTGAAATTGGTAATATTGGACGAAGCGATCCAATGTTTCTTCGCCTTGAGTCATATCTTGTTGATTACGTGATTCAGTTTATATATGATGATCTGGTTCAAAAACGTCGGCAGAGCGAAATCCCGATTCTATTGAAGAAAGCGCGAAAGTTTCATATTCATGGACGATCATTGGAAGACCTGCTGTTTCCGGCGAATAGTACGAATGATCATATGATGCCGGAGAATATAGTGTATATATGCACACATTGCTAATGGAATGGGAACGCGAACGGCATTGTGGCGACCACGTGATTTGGATTATTCTACACCGCCTCCCGACATAAAGTTATGTAACAGTACATCCTTATTGGTATTTTTGACTTCACCTGTCAAAATTGCGTCCTCATACATTCTACGCAATACATCTGGCGGTGCATTTGATCCAATCTTCAGGAGATGATGATCATATAAGTATTTCCTAATTTCACCGATTGTTTTCTGTTTGAGTGTCAAATGCTGGCTTTGAATATGCCGTTGTGTCTGTTTATTTTTCAACAACACACCGACAACGTCGTCATGTTTTCCAATATGGAATCGTTTCTTTTTCGTTTTCCTGATTTTAACACGCATACCTGCAATTTGACCTGGGTCGATTGTACTCTTTGTTTCACTATTTGTCATCGGGTCCGTATTACTCATCCCATCTGACACAGAAGTCGATGGGTCCGTTGAACCATCACTACCACCACCTAACATATTTTTAATCGCATCAACTGGTTTGGTCAACATTTTCGTCGCCCATTCTCGAAATGTTGGTTTTGTGCCATTTTTGAGACAACCATGCGGAGGGTCTTCTTTTAGAAAAATAGAAGGCAAATAATCTTCTGGTTTTTGAGGAATATGCAACGGAGGGTCTGATGCCGATTTCGACGGGTCTTCAGATCCGGAACTGGCAACTGCATCGACTGCAGCGATTGTATTATTATACATATCAGCCAAATCAGTTATTTTTGGTGGTGCTTCTGATCCCATACCCGCCCCCATCGCCGACATTGAAGAATGCATTGGCATTGGCATTTGCATTTGCATTGATCCAAAATGAATCGACGGTTCAGATGATACTGTGGGTGAATATATCGTGTTCGTACTAGGTATCATTGGAACTACAGGAAGTCCTAATAAGCCGGTATTTGTAAGAATTTCGCCATTTGTTAATGTTTCTGATACCTGGTTCAACATTTTTGCTTCTGGTGTTTTTGCTTCAGGTAATCCGATCGCAAAATCGGTGCGTTTTTTTTGTGTACGTTGTTGTTCGCGGCGTTTCAATGCAAGCTTTCGTAGAAAATCCATTGACTGTGAAAAATTATCGTCGCCTTTATGATCGAGCGATGAATCTGCTGCAGCGGCCCTTGTCGTTGACTCCGCGGAATTTGGGCGAGAATCAGCCGGGTCATTATGCGTTCTTGACCGTTCTCGTGTTCGTTGATGTTGCTTGATTCTCTCGAGCAATGTCTTTTTAAGTGTACTTGGTTGAACAATTGAACTTGGTCTTATTTTACGTTCACCAGAACCGCTGGTGCGTTTTGTACGTCGTTTTGAACTTCCACCTCCCATACCGCCACCGATCAATGATGCGGAATCAATCGTGATACTTTTTCTTTCGCTACTCATTTACAATATTCGTATTTGGTATTCTACCTTGAAAAGTGTAGTGTCTTATATATAACTTATAAGATACTACGAATATATAATATTCATAAATATAACGTCTTCATATATGGTCCGACCCCTCGTTCCTTTCGATCTTTCACTTCTGGATTCTCAATAAAGAGCTTGAACCCATTCTCTAAATCATCAATCGTGATGATTTTTTTTTCAGAAACAGGAAGGCAGAATACACGACGACCATGCGCGATTTTCGTTTTTGTGAATAATGTTTCCATATCACGACCATATGTTGTAAAATAATCCATTCGTGATGCAAACCATGATTCCGGCAAAGTGGGCGACGATCCTCTCGAAATCGTCCAGCCATAATCGCGCACCTGTTTTTCGTAGATGGATTTTAGTTCATTTGCTTTATATGGATCTAATTTGAATCGCCACGTAAATCGAGAATTCAATCCTTCATTCAAACTGAAAAAACAGTCGTTCAGCTCCTTTTCATAACCAGCAATAATGACCATCCAATTATGCTTGTGTTCGCTCAACGCCTCGCACAAGGTATCTACACACTCCTTCGCGAAACTGTCTCGTTTTTCCGAATTTCCGAGTGAATATGCTTCGTCGATAAACAGCACACCTCCGAGCGACGCTTTAATCATGTCTTTCGTTTTAATTGCGGTTTGCCCTAAATACCCCGCAACTAGATCATTTCGGCTTACCTTTTTGAATATTTTCTTGTTCAAAATACCAAGGTTACTGAAAATTCGGCCAATTATTTTCGCCACTTCAGTTTTTCCTGAACCAGGTGGACCATAAATAACCGTATGCATAAAATCACCCTTGGTTGGAAGTGCGAAATCATCGACTCCACCCCCTGGTGGGGTCCATGGTGGAAATTTCGCACTCAATGGTTTAAATTCTGCAGCGTTTGCCTGAAAGATAGGAAAAGGCGAAGGAATTGATGTTGCGAAAGGATTGATATTCGGTTGACTATCTTGTTTCGTTTTACTTTTTAAACCGTCTCGTATATCTTTCAAAGGACCATTATCATCGTTGTCGTTATTATTTTCCTTCTCTGCATTATTGATTTTCGTTTGATCCTCATTACCTTTATCACTAGACGACTTTGTTTCTGGAAGATGAAGTTCTTGTAAGTAATACAAAATCTGATCAACAATCGTCTTTTTTATTGTATCCATTCCTATCATGTTCGACAAATCAGTTAATGGTTTGCGAATTGCATGAATCGCCGACATATTGATATTGTACTTTTTCGTATCTGACAATGGATATTTATCACAAAGAGCAATGAGATCGTCGATATGCTGAATATTTTCACGAATTTCGATGAATTCTGGCTCAGGTGGCGCAACCCTCGTTGACCCCGGCACACTAGCGGCCGCACTATTGCCCGATGTAGCGGTTTGTTGTTCTGATTGAGCCGCCGGTTTAATTTGAAAAGGAAATATAGACGTCCACAAATTCGGAATAAATGGCTGTGCTGAAAATAAGGATGGATTAGATGGTACGAACGGTGTGAACGTCATATTCATAAACGGATTTGCGGCCGAAGTTGGTTGACTCGTTGTGGATGATGCAAATGAAGTAACCTGATCTTTTGTTGGTTGATTCGGTGTAAACTTGTAAATACCATTATCGTCTACAAACGAGTAAGGTGTTTTTGATGTGTGAAAATAATTGTGAAGTTGTTGTTCCATTTTCGCTACTTGTTTCTGATTTTCAATTCGATCTTTTTCATAATTTTTGAGTGTTTCTTGTCGAGACAGCTGCGGTGGCGGTGGCGGTGGCGGTGGTTGCGGTGGTGTCGATAGCTGAATAGGATTAGGATTATTGTTTTGATTTGCATTTCCTGACGGATGATGATAATACCAACGACGTTTTTTACGTGGAGGAGATGAAGAATTACGATTGGTATTATTCATGAATATAACTGCTACTCAGTCGATATCGGCTAATAAGATATCCATATTACGGTTTATATTCTATTCTATTCTATTATTCCGTTTCATTCTATGAGACGGAATATCATTTGAAAAGAACATAAAAATAAATTGAAAATACAATATAGTTTACCCCGATATATAACAATCAGGGTCAATTCAAATCAATTCATTTCATTCTTGTTATTCCAAACGATGCCTAAGCTTGTACGCAAATCAAAAGAACCGACAAATCAAAATTCAGTGACGCCTGCAGCAGCAGCAGGAGTCACAACAGAAGAAATTAATACCGACAACGACACCAATAACAAAAATGAAGAAGCACCTACATACGAAATGCTCAATCCAAGATACGCCAATAATCAATCATCGATCCACAATGACGGCGACAACGACGACACAGCGGAGACTTCACACAAAATCAAAAATCAGGTAGGAAGTTATATTGAAGAACCATGGACAATTATCGGTTCTTACTTTCAAGGAAAGCATCTTGACCAACTTGTGCGACACCAGATCGAGTCATATAATGATATGGTGAACGTTCAACTCAAGCGAACCGTTGATATGTTCAATCCCGTTCGAATCGTTTCCGACCAAGACTACGACAAAGTGTCGCACACGTATCGCCTGGAGATTGAAGTGTCATTCTCTAATTTATATTTGTCTCGCCCACAAATCCACGAAAATACCGGCGCGACAAAAATCCTATTTCCGCAGGAAGCCAGGCTTCGTAATTTCACATACGCGTCTATGATGACGGTGGATATGGCTGTGAAATATATTGTTCGTGGAAATAGCAATGGAGGAAATGGTGGTGGTGTAAACGGGAGCGCTAGTAGTGGTGGAGGTATGAGCGCTGGAGGAGATATCACGATTCATCATAAGGTATTCCCGAAAATCCAGATTGGAAAGCTCCCAATCATGTTGAAATCGTGTATTTGCGTGCTTTCGCAGCACAAGCACCTCGACCACAATGTTACTGGCGAATGCCCTTATGACGCCGGTGGTTATTTCATCATCAATGGAAGCGAGAAAACAGTGTTAGGGCAAGAACGCGCAGCCGAAAACAAGGTTCTTTGCTACAATGTTGCCAAAAACAATACCAAGTTTCTCTATGTTGCAGAAATCAAGTCGATCCCCGATTCGAAATGTATCTCGCCAAAACAGATTAACATGATGGTCGCGACAAAACAAAACGGTTTCGGACACCCACTCGTCATTCAGATACCAAGGATGAAGCAACCTGTTCCGTTGTTTATCGTGTTTCGTGCGCTTGGTGTTCTATCTGATCGTGAAATCTGCGAGTATATCGTATACAATATCGCTGGCGCCGCTGGGTCCGAAGAAGAGAGCAAGGACGGACGCGCAGAAATATCAGATAAACTTCTGAAAGCTCTTCAAGCATCTATCATTGATGCAAATGGTATTATGACACAGGAAGAAGCTGTGCGTTATTTCACATCTCAAGTGATTTTCACCCCAATCAACATGGACAAGGAAACCGGCGCCACGAAGAAGCGTGAATTTGCACACGAAGTCCTTCATAATGACCTTTTCCCACACTGCAATACCGACAAACAACGCATATTCTTCCTCGGATATATGGCACATAAATTGCTGTGCGCATTCTTTGAAATCAACAAACAGGATGACCGTGATTCATACCTGAACAAGCGCGTCGATCTAACCGGAGCACTTCTGAATAACCTCTTCCGGAATTATTTCAATAAGCTTGTGAAGGACATGTCGAAGCAGGTTGTCCGAGAAATCAATACGGGGTCGTGGCGTTCTACGGAAGACTACTTGAGTATCATCAATGATACAAATATGTACAAGATCATCAAGTCCACTACGATTGAAAATGGACTGAAACGCGCGCTTTCCACTGGCGATTTCGGGATTAAGAGCATGACGAGCAATAAGGTCGGTGTTGCACAAGTATTGAACCGGTTGACGTATTCGTCCAGTCTCAGCCATCTTCGTCGTATCAATACACCGATTGACAAGAGTGGTAAACTTGTTCCGCCTCGTAAATTACACAACACGTCGTGGGGGTTCATTTGCCCCGCGGAAACTCCAGAAGGTGGCAGTATTGGTGTTGTCAAGAATATTAGCTATTTGAGTCACGTCACGATTCATAGTACTCCTGCGTCATTGCATACATACATCGACGAATACATTGAGCGTGTTGAGACTCTAACACCCAAGGACACCTATCGCCAGGTGAAAGTATTTGTCAACGGAATCTGGGTTGGAATTACGCGTGATCCATTGCGTTTGTATCGGGAGTTCAAGTTGAAGAAATGGCGTGGTATCATCAATATTTACACTTCAGTCGTGTTTGACTACCCGAATGCAGAGATTCGGATCTGCAATGATGCTGGGAGAATGATGCGGCCGCTCCTGTTGGTGAATCAGGAAACGAATAACTTGTACATCACACGTGAGATGATCCAACAAGTCGCAGATAATGAAATTGGATGGGATGATCTCTTGACGCATATGTGCGTTAGCACCGGGAGCGACGCCGATGGCAGCGACGCTCATGGGGTCATCGAGTACATTGATCCGGATGAGCAGGCATTCAGTATGATTGCGATGCGTCCGAAGCACCTCTTGCGGAATGAGACAGCAGCCGCTGCAAACGCAGCAGTAATATCCCCCTATATTTACAAGTATTCGCACTGCGAGATTCATCCGAGTACGATATTCGGAGTTTTGGCTTCGTGTATTCCATTCCCAGAGCATAACCAGGCGCCTAGAAATACGTATCAATGTGCCATGGGTAAGCAAGCCATCGGGATCTACGTGACCAACTACCATCGCCGTATGGACAAGACTGCGTATGTTCTCACTTACCCCCACCGACCTCTCGTGGATACACGTCTGATGCAGATGATTCAACTCGCGGAAATCCCCTCTGGCGCGCCACTCATTGTCGCTATTATGTCGTATACTGGCTACAACCAGGAAGATTCAGTTCTCGTGAATCAAGGTGCCATCGACCGTGGAATGTTCTCAGCTACGATTTACCATACAGAGAAGGACGAGGACAAGAAGATCAACGGAGATGAAGAAATCCGCTGCCATCCCGACGTATCGAAGACGAAGGGGATGAAGTTCGGGAATTACGACAAGTTGAACCAGCGCGGAGTGATGCCAGCGAACACGTTCATTGAGAACCGCGATATTATTATGGGGAAGGTGATTCCGATCAAAGACAATCGCAATGACCCGACGAAAATAGTGAAATATGAAGATATAAGTCGTGTCTATCACACCTCGGAGGAGTGTTATGTGGACAAGAGCTACATCGACAGTAATGGTGAGGGATACTGCTTCTGCAAGGTTCGCGTTCGTGCATTTCGTAAACCAGTGATTGGTGACAAGGTAAGTAGTCGTATGGGACAGAAAGGTACAATCGGAAATATCATTCCAGAGCGCGATATGCCCTTCACGAAGGACGGGATTCGCCCGGACATCATTATCAATCCTCATGCCATTCCGTCTCGTATGACGATCGGGCAGCTCAAGGAAACGTTGCTTGGGAAGGTTCTTGTGAATTTAGGATTATTCGGTGATGGAACATCGTTCGGTGAGTACGATATTAAGGATATTAGTAAGGAATTACTGAAGGTCGGGTTTGAAATGAATGGAAATGAACTCCTGTATAATGGACTCACTGGCGAACAAATCAAGTCGGATATCTTCATTGGTCCGGTGTTTTACCAGCGCCTGAAACATATGGTGAATGACAAGCAACATAGTCGCTCGATTGGACCGATGGTGAACTTCACGCATCAACCGGCGGAAGGTCGTAGCCGTGATGGCGGTTTACGATTTGGTGAGATGGAGCGTGATGCAATGGTGGGTCATGGGGCTTCGCGGTTCACTAGGGGGCGTATGTATGACTGCTCGGATAAATACGAAGTTCACGTATGTCGCAAGTGTGGGATCATTGCATCGTATAATGATGAGCGAAGCATTCACTTCTGTAAGACGTGCGAGAATCGGGCGGACTTTGCGCTGGTACAGATCCCGTATGCTTGCAAGTTGCTCTTTCAGGAACTGGCGACGATGAATGTGGCGCCGAGGATTATGACTTAGTTGTCGCTTCATCGCTGCGTCTCGCACCGACGCCGCACTTTCACTCCAATCCTAGTCGTGTCAGTCATCACTGATGGGTGAGATCATGAGTAAAATCAAGGTCTAATTATTATATCCCGTATTATTATATTATACACTACTATTAAACAACAATGGTGATGAATTTTACTTTAGGCGGCGGTGTAAAGGGTATTGCACCTCGACCTGTTACAAATGGAACCTTGAAAGGCAGTTCTGAATTAGAGACTGCGCGTTTCACTCTTCGTAAGGCGTGGAACGGCCCCTCCGCTGCCCGAAACTATGGAGGCCGCGTCCCTGCCGCAACCCCTTTTCGCGTTGTGAATAACGCCGGCGATTACCTTTCCCGTGAGTATTACACTTCCGGTGGTTCGAACCAGGTTACAAGCGCAAAACAGAGTATCACTTCTGGATGGCGCGGTTTAGCAGGTGGTGTCCACATAAGCGAGGATGGTACCGGCATCCCCTCTGCCACTTGCAACACCAAGTTCGTTTATGATGGATCGGATTACACTCGGTTCCGTAAGCTGATGGCCGTCAACCGTAACTACAATGACGCCGGATTCGGCGGTGCCAACAACGCTGCTCAGTCGGCTATTCGTGCCATTCGCAGACGTTGAATGAAATCATATGTTCTTTATGTCTAGAATATGATAATCACGATATTATCATATTTTCAATTCATTTCTATTTTTTACTAAGGGGTTTAGTCATTATATTCAATCCCACTGTTTCGTAGTGGATGTTAATGCTTGAAAGCAGAATGTTCCGTAGTTTGAGATATTACCTTGTAACACGGTCGTTGCATCAGGTATTGTAGTATCATTAAATATCCTATATTTCATTGCACCATTTGAAGTGCTGTTGTCGGCAATAAATAGGACGTACCCCGAACTACCTGTGAAATTTACTGCCGGATAATCCAGTTTAGTTCCAGTAAAGAATCCGAGCAAGCCCGCAGTGCTTCCATTTGTAGCGGATACGCCCTTTTGCACAAAATAATTGGTTCCAGATATCACTGACGGTATTAAGTTACCCTGTTGATTAAATCCGGTATTTGAGACAATATTTGTATTTGCAAATACACCAAACGATGTTCCTAAATTACTTCCGAAACGAACACTGAAGCCATAAATGTACGAGTTTGAAGGAATACTAGTTGTTCTCACGTTATTTACCAAGTTTGAAACAATACCAGACCCTGAATTAGATAGACCGCTTGCAACATTTGTATTTGTTGTCATTACATTATTAGATGCTCCAGCGGCAATCGTTCCTGAAATGTTTGTTTTCAATGCATTCCATTCAGTCAGTGTAATACTTACCCAATCACCGGTTGCAGCTGCGTCGTATGCATCCGCGCTTGTTGTTAGGGAATAAACGATTAAGTCGCCTTCAGGAGGTGGAGCAGGTGCTGGTGCTGGAGCCGGAGCTGGTGCTGGAGCCGGAGCTGGTGCTGGAGCTGGTGGTGCTTGTAACGTTATTGCGTGTACAACGTATCCTTGTGAACGACTACGTGAAAGCGCCTCACGAACATCATTTACATTCGGAGCCTTGAATCGTAATTGATCATAGTCTTTCAAACGCATTGAGCTTTGACCGATTGCTTGTAATTTCAACCGTTCTACACGCGAAGATGAGTCATGTCGACCATAGATGAATTTCTTTTTTGTTGTTTCTGGTGCAGTAGCGGTATCCGTAATACGAGGGTACTCTGTTCGCATGTAAGCAGAGCGATTACTTGAGAATGTAGAATCGTCAGCTGAAGGATAAAATTTTTTAGGCATAATAGATGTTTGGTTTGTTAAAGGAAATAATGCTTTGTAAATCAATTGCAAACGTCTCACGAAAAATATCATTTTCAGTCCTCCGCCTGAATGTGCTGTAAGTGCAACTCCTTTATTATTTGTAGCGTTTTGCCATGTATTTACATTTGGATCAGCATAGGTTAAAACGGTTGTACCGTTCACAATGACTGTCCACGTATTTACTGCTGCTTTGTTGTATAAAATACGAACTGGATACCATTGATTTTCTCCAGGACCTTTAGCACTTGGTGATGTTGTACTTTTCATGACCGCGGCCCCACTTGAATTAAATACATAAATACCTTCTCCAGAGAATCCATTGTTCGAATACTCTGACCAAAAATTAAAAAATATAGTCAGTGACATAGTGCTTCCGAATGTAACCTTGTAATAATCTCCCGCACCATCAAGATCAGCAGATGTCCAATACACTTCTGTATTAAATTCGAACGAGTTAAGCGTTGGATTGATCAAAAAATTAGAATATGTAATTGTTCCATTACTTGAAGTTTCTCCGTTTAAAATACGAAGTTGTACATCCGGATCAGACCCAGTAGGGGATACAGAAGCTACAGTACCACTTTTAACAATATTATTATACCAGTTCGTATAATTTAAACTTTCAATTGTTTTTTCAATTGACATACTAATTATGATTTATGATTTATGATTTATGATTTATTATTTATTGTATAGATAATAATACTAAATAATATTGTAAATAATATTGTAAATAATATTGTAAATAATAATTTTAGTATGATTTAAAAAAGGTTTTCATATCATTTAGCATAAATCTTTTTTTATTAAATTATTGTATAACGCGCAATTTTTTGTAATGTTGAACAAGTATTTAGTCGAGTTCCTCGGAACTGTCTTTTTCCTTTATGTGATTATCGCTACTGGTAACGCAATCGCGATCGGTGCTGCTTTAGCTGTTGCCATTATGCTCGGAGGCCACATCTCCGGTGGACACTTCAATCCCGCTGTTTCTGTTATGATGGCGGTTGCTGGCAAGATTACGATGTCCGATGCTCTTCCTTACATCCTTGCCCAGGTTGCCGGTGGTCTCGTTGCTCTTGAGCTCCACAAGCGCATCAAGTTTTAAATCTGCGTACAATGCAATATGCAACATGCAATATGCATATAACATAAAAATTAAATATAATATCACTCTGCCATGAGTGTTATTATAGAAATTATATGAATATTATAAACTTCGTATAATATAATAGGATAGGATATAATTTAGCAGTTCTGAATGGCCAGTATTTCTAATATAACAAAACAGTACGCACTAATGAAACAGAAAGGAGGTGGAATCTTTGGTTCAGACGATGAACCTGCTAAAGAAGCATCCACTGTACAACCTACACCCCCAGCAGAACCAAGCTTGATTGATAAATTTACAAATGTATTTAAGGGCGATCCAGAAGAAGCCAAAAATGGTGAAGAAGGAAGTGAAGCAGCGGTGGCGGCTCCTGCTGCGGCTCCTGCTGCGGCTCCTGCTGCGACTCCTGCCGCTAGTCTAGAGGTTACTTCTGAAACAACTACTCAAGAGGATCCTTCTAAACAAAAGTCTACATTGGATAAAATTAAAGGGTTCTTTATAGGTGAAAAAAAGGAAGGTGAAGACGAAAGTAGTACTGAAAGCGAAGGCGAAAGTGCTAGTGAAAGTGAAGATAGTGAAATTGATGCAGCAGAAGCGGCTGCACCTGTAGCAGCAGCAGCGGTTGCACCTCTAGCAGCAGCAGGAGCGGTAAGTAGTTCAAGTGAAAGCGAGTCAAGTGAAAGCGAAAGCGAAGACGAAAACGATGAACTTACTTTCACAAATTTTGAACGAGAGATAAAAACACTCCGTGAAAAATATGACAAATTGAAACAGGAAAATAGACAATTAAAGGCGGATAAAAAAGATGACTCCTCCAATGGAAAGAAAGATAACAGTGAATTTTCAAAAATCATTGCATCGTTTTTCGCGATTGAAGGATCGGTTGCACAAATGAAACTATCCTTGAAAAAGCATGCTGATCAGAATGGATTTCCAGTTGATGGGTTAGGTTTGGATGATGCTGAAACTGGATCAATGCCTGCAGCCGCACCAGTAACCGAACCAGTACAGTCAGATTCAACTGACGAAATGAATACATCTGCAGCACTTGCGACAGGTACAGGTGCGGCCGCTTCGATGGCAGCAGCTCCAGTTGTAGCAGATCAACTTGCAAGTGCAAATACTGAGACAGCATCAGCAACTCCAGCTATCCCTGAATTAGATTCAAGCGCTGAGTCGGGTTCTGGATCTGATTCATCAGAATCAGAAATTGAAGAGATTCCAGTTAATCAAGATCAATCTATGACCTCATTGGGTGAAAGTGCAGTAGAGGCGCCTGAACAGGCACCGGCACCGGCACCGGCTGCGCTGGAACCTGCATCAGCATCATCACCAATAGAAGGAGAACTGGGTTCAGGTTCTACCATTACACCACCTGCTACAGCTAATGCGGCCCCTGGTCAGGCAAAAGATGAAAATGGAGTGTTCAGTGGTGGTAAAAACCACTACTTGCACAGCTTAAAGAAGAACAAAACACATCGTCATCACAAACGACGCAACCGCCATCAAACATTACGTAAATAAATATGTTAAACACATAATAATATGTGATATGTATCCATGATAATATGAATACACGACAAACCGTGTGTTCATAAATTTACTTTTTTCGTGTATATAACATCTTGTATAACAAGTAAAGCAGAATGAATGTTAAACTATAGTAATATATTTGCGAGATAGGATCCCCACTAACATCAGAATAGTCTTCATTGCTACTATTTTCATTCCGTTCCATTAATTTCGATAATTTTTGAATCATTTCATCATACAATGACGGTTCGTCATCATTTTCAAATGTCATTGGGTGATTATAAAATGATCCTACATTATTATTATGACGGTGAAGAATTTCTTTTGCATTCAATGGTTTATCATCTTCACTACCATCATTCTCTCCTTTAGTATTATTATTATTATTATTATTATTATGTCGTTGAAATTTGTCATATTGTAGTCCGGTCATTGGTGATGCTTTTGATGCGGACATGTTATAACTTAATGGACTACGGTGCGTTGTATGGTATGCTACACCAGACGACCCAGCTAAACTTGCCATATCATCAAATCCGTCGCGATTCGCTTTTGGACACCGTCTTCCGGAAGCAGGATTTAATCCACCTGGAAACCAACACGGATTCATTTCCACCATCTCAACAAGCGCAATATGACGTCGCTCACTACTACGTACATTATCATTATTGACAGCTTGTAAGGTAACTTCCGCGCAGTCGGGATATGTTCCCGCAGTAAACCCTTTGAATAATTGAACAGGATTCAATGCACCTAAATTTCCAAGCGCACCAGGAATAAGACCACGAAGATCGTCAAACGTACGCCCATCAGAACCACTCGCCATAAAAGGAATCGTGCCATCAGGAATATTATTGACATAGATCCATCTCTGAACTTTCTTCTTATCACCGGCGCGTTTTTCTTCACGCTGTTTTTTCTGTTCATTTAAAGCGTTTTTCTGTTTTGTCGCTTGATCTTCGGTTATTTGTTTCGCCCCTTCTTTATTTTCAACTTCTTCGTACGCTTTTTCCCATGCTGCATCTTCATCTCGTTCTTTTTTCCATTGTTCCGCGGTTGTTTCGCTACATTGTCCAGTAGTTTTCAAGAAGAATTTATTTCCAAGAGGTTTTCCAGTAACACTTGCATTTCCAGATCCAGAAATAAGAACTTCAACATATGAAAGAAGACCGTCTACATTTGTAGCCAATGCCTTGAGAGAAAATCCCGGTGACATTCCCATCTCGGATGGTTGTTTAATACTTTTCCAGTAGTCATATGATGGGCCTAATAACGATGACATTGTACCGATACTAATTATTGGTGAGATTAAATAATCGATATTACTCTTTTACGAAATAACGATAATGTGTTGGCAGTTGTTAAATTGCTATATCTAATTGTCCGCCGGGAGATAATGATTTATTGACATCTTCTATCTTTTTTCCTAATTCTGTGATTTTGGCCTCTGTAACTTTGATAGATTCAGTCTGTTCTTTTACAGCGTTTACATATTTAGAGAGATCATTTATTTTATTTTTTAATTCGATATATTGACCACAATCTGTACCGCATGCAGTTTTCTTACTCTTTTCGTATCCGTCTTTGTCTGAGCTAGTATACTGACCCGATTTATTTGTCGCCTTTCCCTCATTTGATGACATACCTTCTACCGCTTGACGAAATATAGCAGCATCCGACATATATTCAGGGTCTTTGTTATTTTTAAGTGAAACAGGTGAAAACAAATGTTTCCAGTAAGAATGACCAAATATTTTTTCACCGTTAAATAGTAACAATATCAATAACCCTGACACAATTAATACAAATGCGATAATAAATGCCTGATATTTCAATAACGGATGAGTTTCTGTATCATTCACAAACTGTACTACATTCGACCTAAATATAGAATCATGGATTTCGCCACCGTCTGTGTGTATAAAACCATGAAATATCATCACTGTCTTTACATTTTACTACGATTTTATACTATCCTAATCAATCGCTGATTTACTTCTTCTTTGTCATATTATCAACGCTTTTTTGCATATTTTCAATTATTTTTTGCTGTTTCTTAATCGTTTCATTATTTTTTTGTATATCCTTCTGAAGTTTGGCTGCACTTTCGATCAAGCTTGATAGCCGTTTTTGAAGAGCAGCGACTGCATTACATTCCGTCGGGCACTTTTCACCATTATCGCTATTTTCCATCCCTTCTCGAATCGGAGCGCCACTACCCCCAATTTCCACTCCGTCATTACCTCCGATTCCATGCTTTCTTCGTATGTTATCTCTCACATTTAGATAAACATCTTTTACGATATTCCGAAAGGTGATATCTAATATTGCAATCAATGCGCCAATCAATAATAAAATTGTGAAGTTCGAGAGATTTTTTGTATAAAATTCGATATATTCAAACATCTTTGTTATTATTGTATATAACTAATAATAATAATTAATAATAATAATATTGTCTATACGATAAGTAGAAAACACCCAATGAGTAAATCATTTGTTTCATGGCCTCTTAATTTTAGAACAATGCGAATCGCGATACGATCAACAAAAGAGTCAACTACACGAAGCGTGTATTCAGGATTTACTAGACCTGCTGAGAATGGCCCTTCTACAGAAGGAAATCCGTCGAACGATTTTGGCCGAGACACGAAATGCTGTAGTTTCCCTGCAAACAAACTCATCAAAAATTCAAAATTCAATCCTCGTCCGATTAAACATTGGCGTAAAAGCTTGATGCCTTCATCATCCAACAAGTCTCGTCCCACTATCGGTTTTATCGATCGTCCTGGTGGCATCGTGTTTAGAGGAACTTCGTGTGGATGTGACGCACGTGTAGCATCAAAGCAGAACTACGTTGTTGAAGATATCCCCCGCCCTTTTCTGCGTGAATGCATTCCCGATGAAATTGTTCAGAATCCGGGTTATAAACAAGTAGGCGTTCCAGGTCAACCAGGGTCTTACCAAATCAATACGGGTATCTATGAAACAAAAAATCTCTCGTTCAACTCGAAAAAACGTATCATCCGAAGCGGGAACACGAACGTAAGTCGAGCATATCATACTAATACATCCTCATATCTTCAAGCAAGATGCCGGACCTATCAACAGCAACAGACATTCTCAAAAATGTCTGGAACCGCCAACCAGTATGTTCTTGCAGATGGAACACCGGCCAATCCGAGTGACTCTAAAACCGGTTCACAAGTTTATTATTCGACCAATTGCGGCAATGCCGAGAGAATTTATCCCGATGCGGCCGATCGTGCAAGATGCAGGACAACTGTCATCCACAAACCGAACAATACCAAATATGGAGTCCAAGGCGCAGTATCTGCTGGAACACGTCTCGAGAGATTGAAGCTAGATACAATCACGAAGAATGGAGCTTCCTTTAAGACCGCATTTGGTGTCGCTGCTGGAAATGCCGGCCAATATCACGGCGATTCTATGGGCGCACCTTACTTCATCAAGAGCAAGATTTTTAAACCTGATTGTAACTTGTATAATAGGGCAGTCAAGCGACCCCATTTGAAGTGCTAGCGCCCACATCCCCCTTCCCTTAATTTCTCACGAATATATAACCTATTATACATTCGTGAAACATAGATTCAGTCATTTCATGGTGAATCATATAAAAACACGTAAGCGCCGACATCACCATCATCGTAGATCACGAAAAACATCACATGATGACGCATCGTTACGCGTGAATAACTTTTATTTATGGGCGAATCGAAAATGGTTGAACGAAGTACCAAAGACACTTCCGAGAGAATTAAAGTATATTCGCCCTTTAGACAATTTCAAACTGATACAGGATGAAATGTACCATAATGTGCTTACCATGGTAAATGATTATACTCGTAGTCACACATCAAACGCAAAACAAATGAAGAATGTAATTACGTCTTTTAAAAACTTGAATCCAGAACCGATCCTTGGGCATATTTCCGATTTTTGTAAATTATATAATGAACTCGTACAAGAAAATAACCTGTATAAATTTCTAGGAGTCATGAATCAGTATGAAATGGTAAGTTGGGCACTCCCGATTGTTTGGAATATTTATCCAGATCAATATACTCCAGATAAATTATCTGCGCATATTTGCGCACCATCCTTATCATTATACGATTATCGGTTTTACCTGAATGATTCCATTATTGAAAAACAAATGCGGGGTGTTCGTTTAAATGTAAGTAAAACTGTCGTACGTGAAAAACAATTTGGCGGTCGTGAAAATAAACATGGAGAAAACGACGATACTAGTTCCAATCATGACGGACCACAATCAACAACAATCGAATACATCAAGTACAAACATCGTATCACAAAAGCTTTTATGAAATTCATTGATGATGTTTTTACAAAATGTCTAGGTCGTGATTATGAAAAATCTCACAGCATAAAGGCCCAAGATGTATATGATACGGAGTGTCTTATTATGACACATATGAGTAAAATCGATCCTCGGTTTGATGATAGCTATGCTAATATTTATAAAACAGCATCTCATCCAGAAAAACCTCCGCATCTCTCGGAACCCAAGAAACATAAAGAGAATAAGCATCGACACTGTGATTGTAAAACAGATTCATCATGCACAAGCTCTGATGAAATACATGCCCGTCTTAAGCTTCCACACTATCAACATAACATTCGCGGAACGACACGTGTACTTACAGAGGATTCCATGTGTCTAACGGGTATCGACTGGCCTGAATTCGCAAAATGGATCGGATATCCTACTACAGATAATGGATCGGCAGTATCGGCACCTTCCTATTTTATTTCATTCCAGGTTGGATATCTCAAATCTATCATGACTTGTCTTAAAAAAGAATGGGCGTCGGATAAATGGAAAAGTTACTGGTATTTTATCTATATGCGTCAGCTCATTTGTTTTCATGACAAGTGGCGCGATATCTACCTCGACTTCAATGATACGCTTATTCGCGGAAAGGATACCCACTTTCCGAGAGAATATTTTCCAATAATCGGACTTGCATATACGTTTCCGAAGACAATGACAGAAGAATTCACGCGCCGGTTCAAAAATGAAGAAATGATAACGAAAGTTCGAGAGATTGGAAATACCGTATTGGATTGCTATAAAGACCGTATCCAAAAGAATACATGGATGTCTGCATATACCAAGAAAGGTGCGCTTAAAAAGCTGAATACGTTAAAACTCAACATTGGTGATGCAAATCTCTCGGCGCCTGATCCTACAAACATTGAATATGATCCGAAAGACGCGTGGGGTAATCTTAAGAAACGAAGCCACCAACGTACATTGTATCTTGCGAAACATCATACATCACCCGATAGTAAATTGACACCAAATGATATTGATCTTATGAATTGGGGAACGATGAAACTTATAGGATACCAGTCTTTCGTAGTGAACGCATATTATACACCGAATTCGAATAGTATCTATATTCCGACAGCATATATGCACAGTATGAATGTCCAATTTGGGCGTGGATATGAATACGATCTTGCGTCGGTTGGGTTTACATTCGGACATGAAATCGCTCATTCAATACATGTATCATCGCGCGTGTACAATCATCGTGGCGTAATCAAAAATTGGTGGACTCGTGATGATATATCGACATATGAACGTAAAATTGCAGCGATCCGTAAGCAATATGAGGCGGTATCGAAAAAGGATGGGTTTGTCATTGATGGAAATCTCTCGTTACCTGAAAATTTGGCCGATGTAACTGGTATTGCAGTATGTGAAGACGTATTGGATCGTTATCATGCAAAGTCAGCCGACGGAACTACCTCTTCCATAAATCAACATATACGGAATATGTCATTTCACAACTTTTATACATACTACGCAATACAGAGCAGGCAATACGCAAATCGGCGTGAAATTCTCGTTCAAGTCCTGACAAACCCCCATTTGAATTTGAAAATCCGAACAAATGTCCCGCTCATGAGAAGTAAGATCTTTCGTGAGGTCAATGAAATAAAGAAAAGTGATAAAATGTATAATGACGATTTTGATACGGTGTTTTAGGAGGTATTTATGACAATAAAATAGGTATAAAACTCCTGGTTTATTGTATCTTATTCTAGTAAATGGGAACAACGATGTCTATGGATCTAAGCGGTGTTGTAATCGAAGATCCACTTGCTACAAATTCTACTGAAAACGCCACGTCGACAACCACGACCACAACCACGACCGGCATCATGTCATTTGAAGACAAACTAAGACAGGAAGTAATACTAATCCCCGAAGATATACAGGATATCCATATACAGGCTCCTCCGTCACGCGATCCCGTAGGTGATTCGGCTACAGCCACCACTGCAGTAGATGATAACGATGCAACAACTCCAGCGAATAATACACGATACGGCAAAGGAAAGCACTGGAAAAAGAACATGAAAAAGAAACAGGCAGCGACGACCATAATTCCCATTCAAACAGAACGCACAATTGAACAACGTCGCGATCAGATTCGGCCGATTATTGACAAACTTACCGAACTTCAAATGAACGTTTCTTATCCAGCGATCCGCGAATTATACCGACAGTTGAGTCATTTTGTCAAGACAGGCGAAGACGCGAAAATCAAGATCGCATTCCCGGAATTCTCTCGTAAAATAAAAGGCGAATTATCAAATGCGCCTTATATTCCATGTTGGGTGAAGCTGGAGATGGACTGACATCACGCACGCACTAAAATACAATATTGTCATCGATCCATTTTTTGATGCGAATATTCACTGGTTCCAGGATTTTATTCAACCCTTCAACGTAATTCATATAATATTGTGTGTCGTTCTGGATTTTCAGAAGTGTATGATAAATAATCGTATAATCTTCCTGTGAATACAAATCCGTTATTTTTACAAATATAAGGTCAACATTCGTGTCAACAAGACTGTCGATCGGAACATTCGTGCCGGTACCGGCGGGGCCCGCATTCATCGGACGCAAAGGCGGTGACTGCGATGGATTTCGTATTTTTAATGGAAATTGGCGCGGTAAATCATTGTTATCTGCATCATTATTATCATCTTCGATCGAGGCAACCGCTGCGCCACCGCCGTCATCCGTTCTAGCCAACCGTCGCACCAACTCTGGATTATCGAGCATCCCCTTATACATCTGAAGTGTATGCAGGATATGGATTTTATCAGTCTGGTTATAGGTTCGCGTGAGGTTATTGATACCTGTTTTTGCCAACTCGTTCAATAGTGTAAACAACGCCGCGTTTTCTCCGCTGCCGCCGCCGCCCGCAAGTACCGTCTTATAGAATTTGTTGAATCGTGAAAACACATTGTATAAATAAAAAACATCCTCTTTTTTGTCGTTATTGTACCACCTGCGCACATTTTGCGTATACCCCGGCGCTTGAATCGTCAATATATTATTATGAATGGCTAATTTACTCCCAATTGGATAAAATGCGAGAAATCCAATTTGAAGCAATGCTTGAAGAGGTTCCAATATCGTCTCAAACCGCTCTCTAGGTTTCTTCATTTGACCGGCGATAAATTGTAGTGTACTCTGCATAGTTTGTATATTACCATACATTCTGATATATATTTAGACTGTTTTACTACATTGCTGACATAAGCGCACCGGTCGCTCCAGTAGCTCCAGTTATCATGGCACTTGCACTCGATATGAGTGCGGCGGATGACATTGTCGGCGGCGGCGCAGCAGATCCAACCAAAGAGGTTCTGTTCAAAAATATATTTGTGGATTGAATCGATGCATGGTGAATATGATACGGAATTTCATAATGTTCGCACCACGCAATACATTTATTCACATTTGATTTCTTATAGCTATCTAATTTTTCAGCGTTGCGATGATTTGTTATTATTGATAATGTTGATGTTATATTTTCGATTTGTTGAAAACTGACCATCGCATTCATTTCCTCGATTTTGTTTAAAAAATAAAGATCGTGATCTTGTGGAAGAATTGACATGATTCTTTCTGGCGAAGAGATACTTGCAAATATTTCCGAAAATTGTTCTATTATTTTACTCGAATCCGCAATTTTGAATCCCTGACACACAATGTACTTTTCAGAGTTGGCAATTCGACTTGTGTGTGGCTTCATGACAGATACACTGGTATAGTAGTAACACAACAAATACAAAATATCGACCGTTGGTTTGTGAAATACGTCGAATATTTTGAGTATAAAGGTCCCCCCTTGTTTTTGCATGGCGAGTGCATAAAACACTTCACATAAAATCAGTTGCGTTGCCATATTTTCTTGATTGTTGAAATCTACTGAAAAATCAAATCCACCATCTGCAGTTATAATGTTCATCTTATTTTGATATTTTCCGACACAATGCATGAAATTATCCAATGATATCAAATTACCAGTCTTATCTGCACCAGATTCGATAACTACGTTAGGGTGGTTGTCTAGAAATGTGCGAGTTTTTTTCCATCCAGGACAAATCGGATCATCGTTGATCAATGTCATTCCATAGTACCGATCATTACCATATGTAAACTGTGTCCCGGCACCGCCAGCGACATTGCCGCTATCATGTGTTATTTTTTGATTTTCAAAAATACGCCGTGAAGCTCGCAACTGTTCAAGATCCTTCATCACTTCATCATGTAGTTCTGTATTACGTTTCAATATCTGAATACTCGAGTCAGGTAAAATAGTATTGACACACACTGCACTAGGAGGGGTTGCCTTCGTAATTTCTTCTTTTGCAAGACGAAGATATTCTTGACCACGCAGATATGAAATCGCTTCAATGAAACCCCCTGGTCCTTCTGCCAAATGAAATGTATTAATACACATTTTAGTATCTGGTTTTGTCACGATTGTATTGCTCAATTGAGATAGAAACGTATGATTTTTGATAATCTCTATCATTTTATAAAAAGATCGCGACAATGGACGAAGCTTACTTATATTTGTTTTATTTCCAGAGATATTTGTGTGGATATACTCATACGGATTTGTAAACTTTTTGATATTGTCCCACGCATCCTGGTATTTCTCGATCTGGGCTTTAATATCGCACAAATGCGAATATACAGAAGATGAAACATATACTCGATCAGTATTTTTATTATCATCGGCATCGCCGTCCCTGTCAGCGTCCTTTATGGTTGTGTGTGTTATTGCGATAGGAAGTGGCGTATATTCATGATTAGACCCTTTCATAACACCAACTTGCGGTAATAAAAAATGATTGTAATAGGATAGGAATGGACCGTTCGCGTGTTTATGAAGATCATTTTCACAACTGCCAGATGTTCCACCAGCGGGACCTGTCGTATTTGTTGTATGCAATACAGGTTTAAAGCAATTCTTGGGCGATTTTTTAAACATGTATTATCCGTTATAGCTATTATGTGAATCTTTATAAGTCACTTTTTTTCTTGGTCTGGCGTTTTTGCTTCGGTGCAGCAGATTCGCCATTATCTTTGGGTTTCGCTGCGGCAGCACCAGTTGTTTCTTCTGTGTCCGACGTACCAGCAGCAGAAGCTTTTACTTTCTTTGTTCGTTTTTGTATCTTTTTCTCGATTTGTTCAATTGGCGCAGATTGTGCTTCAGATTCTGCATCTTCTGCCGCTGCTGCAGCCGCCGCCGCACTTGCCTTTGCAGTTACTTTTTTCGGCTTTGGTTTGATTTTCATGGTCGTTGGTTTTGAAGCGGCTGCTGATCCGGCCGATTCTACACTCCCCGCAATTGCTGCTAACTGTTTTTCGGTTCTTCGTTCTTCTAATATATGCGCAGCGATTGCGGGTTTTGACGCAACATCAATCGGACGTGATGCTTTTGCAATCTTTTCAAGAGCAATCTGTTCAGTAGATAGGTCATCTTCGCCACTCGCACCAGCAGCAGCGCGGTCCTGTTCTTCTTGCAGCCCTGCATAACTCAGGAAACTACTCTTTAGTTGTTTCGCATTGATATTCCGATTCTTTCTGAAGATGAAATACCTATTATAGAATGAAATCTGTTTTTCTTCCGGTGTCATGTAGAGTGCGGATCCGTATTCTTGGCGACACTGGCGAGACCATCCGTCGTCATTGAATACACCACCACCGCCACTGGCACTAGCACCACCACCGCCACTGGCACTGAACTCTTCGCGCTTCTTTTTGCAATCTATCTCCATCTGATGATACATGCCATCAAATGTCGCAGTTCCGTCCGGCATCGGAAATACAAGTGTTGTCGCCGCTTCTTCTGGTGAAACAAGATCGAATCCATAATTTTCTAGTAATTGTGTCAAGTAGTCAAAGTTTACCAGAAACTCACGAGTTGCCTTATTAATTGAATCTTGGTACACTTCAATCTCATAACCAATGCTACTACTATCAGGTTCAAACTCAGCCTGATGATATTTCTTTCGAACTGACCACATTCGTTGAGGATCACTTCCTACACCACCCACAACATTACTGTCGCTCAACACTGTTATTTCATCTCCACTTTCTAAACGCGCCAGTGCCTGGAAAATACGCGCTCCATCAAAGCAGGTTCCGATGAAGTACCCGCCCAGTTTTGTACACTCGGATACATTCTGAAGAAAGGTATGGAGTTTCATGATGTTTTCAAAGAAGTAGTGAATAGCGAATTGGACAGAACAAATATCAAATCCGTCGGACCCGCGACCATAATGAGGGTAAACGCCGCGACCTAATAAACTCGCATCTTTTGCACCTTCGCCGAAAATAGCTCGTGTAATCAAGCGGTATCTCTCACTGATTGCAGCTTGACCGCCACGAATCTCTTTGCTGCTATCACCATGAATAAATATCGCATCAGGTATATTGCGTTTGGTTTTCTTGATATCCAAATACCGCGCGCATACACCGTCGAATTTATGCTCGAGATTATCTTTTGAATAATCAATTCCAAATACGAAACCAAGTTTCGAAGCAATCCATTTCGGTAAATCACCGCCTTTTCCCACTGCAAGGTCGATAAGTGTATTCCCTGGACGTGCGACGCTCATGATCAATTTGCGCTTAATATAGAGATTGTGAAAGTCGCGCATTCCTTTTGTTAATGTCCGGACTTTGGTCCCTCGACCAATATCGATACCGCTACCTCCCCCGCCAGATTCTGCATGATTGTAGTATACATCATCATTTGACAACTCGTCTGGAATACCTTCACCCGTCATGATCATTTCATATGTGATTGCATTATGGATGGAGTGCCAGTTATTGTTTGCAACATGATATGCATTTCCGTAATTTTTACCGCCAGAACGATATTCCGATGTTTTATCATGGCGAACCCGCAATGGTGACCAGCGCCAATTCACCGGTTGTGTGAGATCATAACTAAACTCTACAATCGTTTCATCTTGGATAATATCATTTTCTGTCGTCATCATTTGATTCACACCTGCTTCATCTGGGCGCATCATAATATGGCAAATATGGGCATCATTATCATAAGGGTATGTTGGGTAAAACGGCGCAGGCTTATAACTATCTACAGCAGCAGATGCGGCAGCCGCAGCCATTTCGCTACCACGCCGATCTTCGCGCCTCTCTTCGCGACGTCCATCCATGCCACCTCCTTCAATCAATGTAACACATGGATTCAAATGACCATGTTTCCGCTCATCATACCCAACACGCAAAACGAGTGTCTTATACTGCTGAACCTGAACACATCGAGACATATCCATACCAGATTTGAATACATTACTCACGAGATCTTCATTGTCTTCTCCTTTCTTCGTGGTAACAAGGAAATCAATCGTATTCATATGAGCAGGTTTCCATTTGAAAGAATATTCCCACGTAGTCTTGTACAATGGCCCTGCGTCAGTAGAATCATTTCGCACATTACTACCGACTCCAAAGTCGATCGGAGTAAATATAAGTCCGTCGGTATGATAGTCGTAATGATGCTCTGCACATTTGCGCAAAATCATCGCGCAGCAATCAAAGATGGTTTTCCCGGTGGATTGAGATGATATTTCGAATTTTTTCGTTTCAATACGAATCGGAGGTAATGAATCTGGTCCACCAGAAACACACTTCAATTGTAAATTCTTGACAAGACTTTCCATCAATGGGAGACGAAAATTGGTGAGGACCTGATCTTCATCGATTGTTGGATAGAATAACCGTGAACGAATATCGGCTTTATGGACGAAATACACATCGAACGCTAAGTATAGATTGATGTACTCGCCATTTTTACTATGAAGAATATGTTCGCCATCTAAAAGAGAATTGTGTAGTTTTGAATTTAATGAAACAGCCCCGGTAAATTGGATATTCATGTTCATATCGATAAGATACACGTATCCTGTCTTGGGTGCAATGAAGAGGAGTTTACGTTGACCATCGGCCTTCTCTGTTACCGAATAATTCAACCGGATATTTGGAACTTTGGAATCAGGATCAATTGGACGAATATTCTGCATCTGAAGTGTATAAGATGATGGGCCGATGAAATGTTTTGGGCGGAGTGTGACTGGTGCAGCCATACGGTCACGTGCGCGTTCACGTTCAAGAATTTTGCGTGCACGTGATTCATCATATTTATCCTTGCTGTCTCCATGTTTACTTCTTTTTTCACCCGCGCCCGTGCCTTCACCTTCACTGTCGCTGTCGCTTTCGCTATCACTGTGACGCGACTCACGATGCTCATGACGCTCATCCGGATAAATTAGGTCATAATACTTGCGTTGAATACCGCGCATTTCCGACGATGATATAGGGTAATTTGTTCCTTGCATTCCAGACATAATGATCTTAATCATCTTACGCAGATTATCCATCAAGTGCTTTGGATGATTGAATGCAGTTCCTGGTCCGACTAGGTCATTAATTACTTCAATCTCCATCTCATAACGCACTGGACTTTCAAGGACCTTTGCAGCATCAAATGTCGATGCTGAAATGTATCCGGATTGATCCTTCAATGACTCCTTCACTACACTCATATCGATTTGAAATGGAAAATCAGGATGTTTCAACGTAGTCCGGTTGATATAACGAAATGTCTTCTTGTTGTCATTCCATGTCTTCAATATGGATCGCGCAAGGGTTGACGTATTCGCGATACGCTTTTCGCGTTGATAACTGACTTTGAAGTTGAAGTCGTCGAAGATGACTGGATGAATCGTATCACCTCGCCCACTTGCATCATCCCCTCGACCTTCACCACTTTCACTTCGTTCTCGCGCCACTGTTTTTGCATACATTTTTTGAGTGAAAAGAACATATTTCTCATCAGGCATATTCGTCTTGCAGTAATTCTGAACATCATTGATACCGTGGATTTCAGCTCGAATCAGAGAGAGTTTGGTCTGTCCTGTTTTTTGGTCAATGAATTCGTTCTGTATTTTCAGAGAATATCCGTTCTTCTTGATAAACGTAAAACCAGACGATAATAGTTTTTGAATAACTCCGTCGAAATTTTCTCTTGTTGTCGCGGAATTTCCTCTTGTTCCGAACCGAATCTCTAATTCTGGAATACCATCTGACTTATCAAGTAAGCCTTCTAAATAATTGGATACAATATTTTCAAATTCAGATTGTTTCGCAGCCGCAGATACGGCGGACACAGCCGAAGAAGATGACGCACCGCGGTTTCTCGGCATTTGTATATATATGAATCGGATATTATTTATACATTAATTCATATATATACTTCAATTTTATACACATCTACAAATTGCTTCATATAACTCTGGCTTTGTTTTTCGCTTTTCAGTTCCCATCGAACCAAACTTACCAGGTACAATTGTTGCAATTGGTAAATTTAATTTTACTGAAATATCAACGAGATCTTGTAGTTTATACGCAGATATGGGGCGAATTGGTGCAGATATATTTTCCATCAACCAATAGTTCGTACGAATATACTTCAAATACTGTGACTTGATATCGGACGGACACATATATAATACGTATTTTCCTTTTATTTTCTCAATGATAAGCGAATCATCCGCGCCGCCACCCCCGCCCTGAATTTCATAATATTTACGATCTTGAACAATACATAATGAATACCCTTTGCACACGATAATTGCTTGTAATGTTTCCAAATTAATAAACGGCTTGTGAACCAGTGATTCTTCTACACCAGTGAGTTTAATTTTGTTTGCTTTCAAAACCGGTTTTGATTTTCGCATCATTTCTATTAGTTCGAACTTGAACGTATTTGACGCAGTATAATAATTTTCAATAGTTTCAAATTTTTCAATACCATATATCATAATATACGCGATCCAAATAAGAGAATCTGAAGAAACAGCTTCTCTTGAAGGAGACACGATAAATGGCTTCATCATATCTGGATGAAACTCAATGCATGTAGGTTTTGTTGGTGACGCTGACCTGGACAACACTGAGGACGCCGATGATGCCGCGGACTCAGAGTCTGTCTCTGACGAATCATCAGAATCCGATGACGATGACGACGAATCCGACTTCAATGTAGACTCGCTGATTGTAGGTACGAATACCGGTATATCTTGTACATTCGATTTTACCGGAATATAAATCGGTTTGAACGAATCTGTATCATAATACAAGATGGAATCGTTTATATTTTCAGATGTGAATGAAAAAGAATTGTATAGACACGGAATGATGGATGATGATGTCATGTTAGCAAGTAGTGACAACAAACGGTTATATAATACTCATTAGTTATCTTTATGCGTCTTATTCTCGAAGAACTCTTTCGTGAGTATTTCTTTCTGTTGTTCTATTTCGTTCAACTGTTTCTCCTGTTGAATAACATATTTCATATATTCTTCTAATTCACGTAATGTAGTATCATTCAGTTTGGAAATATTCACAAACACGCCATTTTTATTCTCGTTGATCTGAGTCTGTTTATTATGCAATATACGCAAAATTTCGATCTGATGAACGATTGGCATATTTTCGATACCATCTTTCAACGACATCAAATAGTTTGTTTTTGCTTCTACTTGTTGCGCGATACTTTGCAGCTCATTCATTGCGGTAAGACTTGCAATAAGAGGTGCTGAACATGATATATGGTTTGAACTTTCGGGGCGAACAACTGTCGTCATTTTACAAATAAAACATAATGAAACTTTATACCCTTTCGTTATGGTTATGGTGCTACTTTTGATATTATGGTGATTCGGCATTCAGTAACATCGCGATCACGGTTACATGTGTATCGTGTAATACAAATCGGCGCCCAATGATTTCAACCGTCAAGATGTCGTTTTCTTCGATCCGGGAGAATAGTTCGTTGGTTTTCATATTCATATCGCGAGACAGGAATACTTCGATGGGAGAAACACAGCCGGGTCGTAAATCCATTGCACCTGCGCGTATACCTGCTTGTGTAATCGTTCTTGCAACACATCTGATCACACTGTGTTCATCTGGAAAACAAATGAGACAATCTGCCAAAATGTCAAATACAATATTGCCAGCCATCAATGTTCCGCATGAGTAATTGCAAATCGACAGTGAATAAGGGCAGATATATCCTTCGATGGAACAACGCCCCTCTAATCTCTTTGCGAGCTCTTTTGTGAGGAGTTCTTTCACATCCACACCCTGTTTTATTTTGTAAAATGGTACCATAACTTTTCGCTTGACCTGTTGTTTTGCAAAGAGCTTTGGATCACAATAACTACTTGGGGATTCTTTTTGGTGGTGGAGGTGAGGATGGTCAGGGTCAATATCATCAGCCACTACTGGAATATGTATAGGAGGTGGTGGTACAGGCATCGTCGTAGTGATGACTTCTTCATTCGATATAGTTTGTGGTGCCTTCTTTTTCGGTCGAATCGTGGTTTTTTTTACAGACGATGATGACACACATGCTGCAGATGCCATTACAACGAATGAATGATAGCTATATGAATTCTAGTATTACGTTTATATCTTTATCAATTTTATTTAGATATAGTCACAAATGACGACGTCGAATCCATGCGTCGTTGTTGTCGCAGCCTCTACAATTTGAAGGGGACCAGCGCATCCATGGATTGTTCCTGATCGTACTAATGCATCACATTCCTCTTTTGTCGCATGAGGCGGAATAGGTTGAAGCGTTCCTTTGAATACGCCATGACGTAATATACGGCAATTGAATTCTGTGTCGCGAATAACGAATGGTTGTTGGCAGTGAATGCATGTGAATACGTGATCCATTTCACTATATAAATAATATCGCTAATATTTATATACCGAAATGGATTCTCAATGGTCACCTTACGCAAATGCATTATTGAATCTGTTGCTTGTATATCTATCGAATCAACCAACAAATGAAACCTTACAGCGTGATATAGAAACCCTAAAAAATATTATTGAAACATATAAAGATAACCCATCTATACCCAATGAAGAAAATGCAAAAATGAATGATATTTGTATAAGATATTCTATTAGTGAACCACTAATGAAGTGTGCAAGAATATTACTTCTTATACAACAAATGTTAGTCGCGTGTAATGAACATAATCGCGAGATCACAAGCGATGAAAAAAATCTAGCAAAAAAGTTACACGATGCAATACGTGTAATTATAAATAAAAAACATGATGCTCTTAGAGAAATGCTTGAAACTAATAAAACTGATATGAACACTATTTACTCGTTGTATAACGATGTATTATATAATTCTAAGTGTGAGAAATCAATATTTGAATTGAGCGATAATGAACCTGCAATCTTTGAATCTGAGTATTCAAAAGCACAACAAAGATATCTCGCAGAACATACTGTAAACACCCAAGCAATTAGTGCAAATCAATTCACATTCGGTGGAAGATATAAAAAAGTTTCAAGGCATTCACGCAGTCATAAACGTCGTAGACGAAGTAAACGCAAATTCAGTAATAAACGTAATAAACACTACAATAAATTATAGTTATATGGTATAATTTGTAATTATACCATATATATTTATACCAACTCACCAATTACTGAAATCGCTTCATCCCCGATTTCGAACCGTTGGCCAATGACCCGAATACGGATTTCCTCTTCTTCTTGAAGTCGCGTAAAATCGGCACGGTCGTAGTGATGATCCCGCGCAATAAAAACAACAACGGGAGTTTTCGGTTCATTCAATGTGGCGCGAATACCTGCAAGACTGATATTCTTGATCACGCATGAAAACACAACACCTTCAACAAGAGAACACGCGAGACATTCATAGACGACATCAAAAATCGCATGTTTCCCATATAAATAACCGTTGGAGTATGTCAGGATTTTCACACTACCCGGACGGATGAATCCTTCGGCCATACACTTTCCTTCTACCATTTTCGAGAGAATATGCTCCAAGGTATCTTTTACATTTTGTCCAATAATTCGAAATGGCACTTGTAGCTTTCGAGTAAGAAGAATTGTTGTATAAATACCTAATTTGGGTTTGGCTTGAACTGCGCCACCACCTCCTCCTCCTCCTCCTGCTCCTGATCCTGCTGCTGCGGCTCCTCCACCACCTGCGGCTCCTCTCGTACTTGCAGGCATAGACCCAGGTATTGCGTATTTTGAAATGGATGCCATATTCATATAACTATTATAGGATTATACTTTATTTCTCCATATACAGTTTTTCAATATTACATAATATTGCTTCACATGGTGTAAAAAACCATTTACGTCCATTCACGCGGTTATGATGAAATGTCCGCAATAAAAACTCTTGAAAAACACACAGTTCACGCTGTGTCCTGAATTTAGTGTTTTCAATCGTGAGTTTATATTCATCACCAGATGTAGCTGCATTCAGCGAGAGAAGTGTATTGATTGTTGTTATAGTTTCTGTTTTTCCAGACTGGTCGCATCGCGCACCTTTGTCGCGTTTCTTCGACATTACTTTAACCTTGAAAATAAGATATTCTTTTTTAAAAAATGATATGAAACCGATGACCATATTCATATTTTGGATATGACTCGTCTGAAGATTGCCTAAAAGGAGTTCATAGTCGCGTTCGTCTTCTGGTTCAGCAATTCGCCATTCTCTCGTTTCATATGGTAATACAACTAAAGCATAAGTAGGATCCTTTTTTTCATGAAACAACAGTAATCCTTGATCTTGGGGTGTATCAGCAGCAGCCGCTCCACCTCCACCTGCAGAAGCAGCAGAAGCAGCAGCAGCAGCCCGCCGTCCCATCAATGGTCGTATGATAAGTTGATTACGATAATAATTCAACAACATTTTTTCAAAAGGTGTAAGTGGTTGAATCATTGCGACACTCCCGCCACTAGATGACCTACCACTATCACTCACTATCATTGAGTAGTTATTCTTTTCATATAAATAATTCAGTAATTTTAGACTATCATTGAAGAACAAATGCTCTATAAGATTTGAGATAACGAGCTGGTGTAATTGCTCTTTTGTAATTTGAAATTCTTCGGTTTGAGAGATTTGGTCGATCACTTTTCCACAATAATAATACCATTCGTCTTGATCTTTGGTTGGTTTTTCATAGATTGTCTGACACGTTTCAAACGTATTTGTAAGCGTCATTATTAACTCTTCAATTTCATTTGCAGGTTCATCGGCATCAACTGCTGCCGAAACAGCAGCAGCACCTTTATCCACATTAGAACCTTCCGATCTATCTTCTTCTTGTACCGCCATCAATGATGTTAGTTTATTCACTTTATCAACTACTTTTTTATTTGGAATAACTGGACCTTGTCCAACGGCAGATTGGCCTTCTCCAAGCCGGATCCCCAAATAATCCTCGGTTACTTCTCCTGGAAGAGGATATTGTACTGATGAATGCTTGAATGGTACAGGCGTACTTCGTTCGTGAATACTAATTCGTTTATCAGTTATTTCGATAGGTTGGAACAAATAATAGTCACCGACATTAATAACGCGACCAAGACGACCGTATTTATCATTCACATATTCATTTGGATCACTTACCATCGTTGTAAGTGCAAGATTGATTTGTGCAATTGGATAGTGACGAATCGCGTTTACGTGTGCAATAATACCATTTGGTCCAGTTTTCTTGTAGAAAAACCCATCCTTGTATAAATCTCGGATCTTATGAATAATTTTATCCAAGTTCATCGACATAAATTTCTCGTTGAAGGTATCGAGTCGAACATCCCCTGCTTGATGTCCTTCTGGTCTATCGCCTGCTTCATTTTCGCTCTCGCTGTCATCCCCCATTCCATAAAGCTCTTGCTGTTCTTGAATCGGCCGTCCATTTGAAAATGTTGGACGGCACGTATATTCGCATCGTTCCATATAATCACATAATGCAGAATACGGACGAGCGCCAACCTGATAAGTTATTTGTTTGCGTGACGAGAGATTTTGGTTGACTACTTGATTCAGTTGTGCGGCGGTTTGCGTATTGTGTTGCACATTCAACAAGCAGTCTACAGCTGATGTTCGCAATACACGAGATACAACGCCAATCTTTACCGCTTTGAACTCTGAGAGACGGTATAAATACATATCAATCGCTTCAATTTCCGGATTTGTAAGCCGAGATCCATATAAATACAGCTCAACGTTCCGATGTGAATACGGAAGACGTTTATGACTACAGTTACGAATGGCTCGCCCTATAATTTGCTCTAGTAGATTCATGTTGTACCACGGTTCTAAAATATGAACTTGCCGAATATTCTTGAAGTCAAGACCTTCACTTCCTGCGACAGAAATAATAACGACTTTTACATTCTCTCCATGCGTATTATCATCGCTAGTGAGTGCTTTGAGCTCGTAAAGATTATCCGGAGAAATCGTTGGATCGCCTGTGATCACTGAATATCGCGCAGGACGAAATGGCTGGTTGGGGAATTGTTGCTGATGTTGTCTCTGTGGAAGCATAGTAATCGCGTCGATGCTTGGCGTGGGTCTATTTCGGAAGAGCGATGAATTGCCGCCAGCAGCACTGTATCTAGTGAAACCAAGCTCTTCTAACGCTAGTGCAATTGGGACAACACCTCCATCGATATATTGACTATATGCAAGGATAATACCGTCGCTCCTCATTATGGCATCGCCTATATTCTTGATTTTTGCAGAATACCTCCCAATGTTTTCCGGTGCAAAAATACGTGATGATGCTTTTGTCGTTGTCTCGCCATTCGGTAGCTTGAATGAACGCGTAAATTCAGGGCGGTATTCGAAATTCAGACGCATTGGCGGGTTGCCTGTTTCTTCATATGACATAATATGCCGTAGGCCTTCTTTTCCGATACATGCAGTAATATCAAATTCGTCATTAGGGTTGTTCATATATTCAAAAAGAGACGGATGAGGATATACAATATTCAGCGCTTCAAGTGGACGCTGTACTGCAGCATATCCAATTGTATCCATATTTTCAAATGATGGAAAATCAGCGGATTCTACAACAGTAGTTTCATCAACACCATCAACTGCGGCAGAGGCTGGACCGGCGGCAGAAGCTGCTACTTTTTTACCTTTACCTTTGCCGGGGGCTTTTACAGCGACAGCGGCACCCTCGCCGGCTTCTACTCCTGATGCTGCCGCTGCCACCGCTTTCTTGCGACGAACCATAGCGGTCTTCTTGAAAATATACATTGCCTTCATATCATTCACAATAAATCGATAAGCTGCTTCCTGAATATCACCAACACGTGTCATATATACGTCGATATGTTCGATTGGTTGATCAATATGACGGCCGTTTAGTTGTGTACGAGGGTATGCTAAACCAGGCTGACCTGAAGTTGTCTGTACGATAAGTGAATGTTCCGGCGCATGTTCTCTCGGAAATATCCGGTATGGGAAGGTATACGGGTTCTCACCGCGTACAAATGATACATATCCAGTCGCTTTTCGAATAAGAAGATCTTTCCCAATCTCTCGACCTTCCGCATCCAAACGAAAATTTCCCCGGTCATCAAAGACATCTGCGATATCAATCGTGGCACGACGATCATTCAAGTTCATCAAATTAATCAACCATACGATCTCTTTGTAACTATTATACATTGGAGTTCCAGATAGCAACAAAAGACGCACATTGTTCACCTTCTGAACAATCTGAAACAATATTTTTGCCACACGTTTATCGCGATTGTCGTCTGTGATACGAATATTATGAACTTCATCAATAATAATCAATGTATTTGCGAACAATTTACGTAATTTCGTTACGGAAAGTGTTTCGATAGCGAGTGTCTCCATTTCAGCTGCTTTGGCAATATCGGCGGCCGACTTACGACCTTTTTTTGCAGATGCCGCCGCTGTAGCCGCCGCTGTAGCCGCCGCTGCACCAGCACCAGCCTTACGTCGTACCTCCTGTATCACCGCATCATCTTCTGAAATACCGATACTTGATGCTTGTGTTCGGGCATAATTCGCGAATTCATTATATCCAAAAAACAAGTAGTGAGATGATATCAAGCGTCGGATCTGTTTGATAATCTTATCGCGAGTGAGTCCCTTCATATTCATCGGGTTTATTTCCTTGATGAACTTATTTCCGGTACATGCACGAATATTCCAAACACCCGGCTCAATCTCTCGAAGTTCTCGTTCATCGAACAACTGAAGTCGGAAATTCTCTTGAACGTTGGGTGACGCAATCACGATAATCTGTTGATTGATACCCATTTGTTTCATGTAATCGCGCATCTCCTCTGCAACACTGATTGCCGAACATGTCTTTCCAGTTCCGAGTCCATGATACAACAAGAGACTATTATAAGGTGTTTCGACAGAAAGAAAGTTACGCACGAACTGCTGATTTGGGGCAAGTTCGATCTGGGCATTACACAATATTTCCGCCTCTTCTTCGACGTTCTTTGTATTATCAACATCCATCTTCGTATCAAAAAACTCTTTACGAAGCGCTATTTTGGTATTGAAATTAGGATCATTCAAGGTAGGATATAAACCTTCTGCTGCGGCGGCGCCTTCGTCTTCGCTGTCACCGCCTGGTAATATTCCGATATCATGTATTGTCATCTCTCGTTCAAGTAACTCCTTTTTCAGTAATAACTTGTTGAACTCTTTACTAAATGGATTATTGATCTCTTCTGGCTTAAGGCGTTTACGACCATCTTCCAAGTCTTTTTTCATTCGCGCAATTGTATCTTTTGAGCTGGGCGCGGGTCCTCCTGCGGCGACAGCACCTTTTCTTGGTTTTGGTTTGATAGTACGTGGTGATGCTACTGCCGCTCCTGCCGATCCTGCTGCTGAGCCAAATTCTGAAACTAATTTAGGATTATCTGGCATAGCCGCTAATGCAGCACTTGCAACTGAGGCAACTGTTAGCTCCAGCTCCATAGGATTATTTTCTTGATCTTCATTTTGTACGATACCCTGATTTTCCATTTTTATTATTGAATCAGTTATCCTTTATATAACTATACGAAATAAAAAGGATATATCTCAAAATATTCTATAGCGGGACAATATGTTATTGATTTTACGAACAATCCCGATCTTTTCTAAATTATAAGGCCGTATTGATTGAATACATTCATCAAATGACATCCATTTCATGAGACCTACTTCCATAATGTCATGTGCCTTCTTAGGCTTCTTATCTAAATCCACCATCGCTAGGAAATACTTTTGTTTATAACACTTCATATCCGACCCCATGAATATTTCTTCAAATGGTGCGATATTCTGAATAACATTTTCAGCGGTAATATCATACCCTGTCTCTTCTAGACACTCTCTCAATGCACATGGTAGGTCTTTTTCATTGTAGTTCCTACGTCCTTTTGGAAACCCCCACTCGGTTTCCGTCCAATTCGTCGTAGAGTCATCGATGAATTGCTGGAGGGTTTTTACACGACCGTCTTTCGTGCGAATCCCGCCGAGGACTTGACGGTACTTTTCAAAAGAGACATGTTCTTCGTTCTTGTATTGACTACCCCGCGTATATTCACCCCATAACAACCGCCATAACTGTTCAAATGTAAGACGCATCAGGTTTGACTTTTCGGATACGGTCATTTCGTCAACGATACGTTGAATATACGCTTCATCATTCAAAGAATACTTGCCACGGACAAAATCTACGAATCCAAATGAATCCCGGCGGCGGATCATAAGAAATTCAGGTCCAGATTCACCACATCGGAACGCAATCACACCAATACTCGTAATCGGTGCGCGGCAATTATTGTAGACATGATTATTTCGATTGCAGTTATTGCAGAAATACTTGCCCGATTCAGTAGTTTCGGATCCGCCACCACCGCTACTGCTTGAACTACCTTGTTTGTTTTGACGTAACTGTATGATTTCAGAATAAGATAATGCTGATTTAGGGTTGTTTAATTTTTTTGTAATGGAATCTAGCGCCATATCCGGTAGCGCATCCACTGGCATTTGATTTTCATGTTCCATTTCGCTTATCGTAGTTCTGTTATTGTTTTTATGTCATTTCATAATAAGCAACTGATCAACTGATGTTAAAACTAGATGCGAAAATATGGGGGCCGCATTTTTGGTTTGTTTTAATGACTGCAGCAGTAAATTACCCAGATCACGTAAACGACATTGTACGTAAAAAATATTATGATTTCATTCAGAATTTTTCAATGCTTATTCCGGATCCAGAAATGTCAGCTGAATTCGACCGAATGATAAGTAAGTATCCAATTCGACCTTATTTGGATAGCCGTGATTCATTTATTCGTTGGGTGCATTTCATTCATAATCGATACAACGTGATCTTGATGAAGGATGAGCTCCCTTTACATGAAGCACTCGAGAGATATTACCTTCATTATCGTCCAAAACCAGTACAAATCATGGAGGAGTTGAAGTATCGAGAGAAACTCGTATATTTATTGATATTGGTAGGTCTGGGTTACGCTGCCTACTATTACCATAATAGGTAATATATTCCCTGCTATATATAACATTAACAAATGATCAAAACAGAATATATTGTATTTATTATTACTGCTATTCTTATTGCAAACACATACTATGACGGCCAACTGATAAAGTTCTTTCAAAGCAATCAAAAATGGGTTAAGATGGCGACGCTCGGATTTGCGGGTCTATCATTTTTCTTGTTTCTACGCCGTAATCCTGAAAACTCTAGGGAGTTGCTTCATCATGCCAACGATTTCATTAAATATATGCCAGTTAGCAAAGATACTGCAGATATGATAACACCTTTTTTTGATATCACGAGGAATCATCAACCCAACGATGGCGGTGCAGCAAGTAGCGCACTTGGCGGTGCAATGATGGGCGCAATGGGGATCAATAAAACACCAACTATGACACAGCCGTCGTTGGGGGGCGAAACACCTGGAATGAGTGCAGCCGAAAGGCGAGTTCTCAACTCCGGCAAGGGATCTAGCAAACGCAGTGTCAGTGAAACCAAGAAGAAATATGTCGCAGCACAACAAGGATGGAAATGTGGTGACTGTCAGCGTCAATTACCCGCATGGTTTGAGGTAGATCACGTGATAGCTTTAGAACATGGTGGATCTAACCATGTAGATAATTTAGTCGCGTTATGTCGGGACTGTCATGGAAAAAAGACAGCGATGTCGTTCTTATAATTCCGAAGATGGACATAGAGCGTACTCTTAGTTGCATTATTATATATTATAATTATAACTGGGTATAGTTGTCATTATAAATGGATGGTTCACCTTCATCCGTATCAAAATTAATAGACTTATTGCCATTAATTATTATTTCAGTAATAGTTTTGGTTGGATTTTTTACATGGGAAATTTTCACGAAGCATCTTGAAACATTTATATTGTTGATAACAAGTGTCCTATTTGCAATATGGGTGTATTCTGGTGATATTTATTCATATTTGGGCTGGAAAAATGCAAGTGAAAAAAGCGGTGACCCATTTTTTCCCGCTCCAACAGAAAATCCACCCGAAATATCAACAATGATCATGACAATTATTATTGTTGGTGTTGTGTTGGTATTAGGTATTGGTTTAACTCTAGGTATAACGAGTTATCAAATTGGCGATAAAATCGGTTCTGCATCAAAACATGATAATATTTTGAGTTATATTGGGTATGGATTTCTTGGTGTTGGTGGTATTACACTATTATCTCTTTTATGGAAAGCATTTCAAGGAACATCAAATGACACTGGTAACACAAGTACATTCGGCTCAACAACGTTCAAGATAATTAGCAGTTTGATTTTATCTATCGTCGGTATTTACTTACTTGTACGATTCTCTGCATTAGGTGTTAGCATTGGTCTCAAATCGGTTGAGAAAGACGAAGTAAATGATTCATCATCTGAAGCAAACTCGTTATCAATAGCAAATACCGTATTAAATGCTGGTTTAATATTTCAAGTTGTCGCACTATTGGCTGCCGTGTATATGATGTATCGATACAAATGGTTTCATCCTACTCCGGATAGCACAAGTCCTGTCATTGCCAACATTGGCAGATTCGTTCCATTCATAGTTCTTCTTGCAGCCGGAATGATTTTCATTGCAGTTCAACAAAAATGGATTAAATCAGATGAAGGTATTGGTAGTGGTGATGATAAAAATAATATGTATGTTGCACACGGTATCGTGTATCTTACGCTTGCTGGTATTACTCTCGTGATTGCATTAGGGAAATTGAGCACATTTAACTTATTCAAAGGCGCAGGTTGGATATCTGCGTTGGGTATTATCGGAGTCATTATTTGGAATTTTGTAACATTGAATCAACAATCGAATTTCAATCTAGCAGAAGATGATGAAAAAAATGGAAATGCTTATTATCAACAAGTGAAAGATGAAGTTACAAAGGAATTACAAAAATCAGGAAAACCGGAAGATGTAACAGATGATAAAATCCGTGAAAGAATGAATGAACGAATGGGAGAACTTAATTCTTCAAATGATAATGCTGTTAAAACAGTCAATAATAGTTTGCTCGGTATTGCATTGGCGATTACAATAGCCATCGGGATACTTTACGCTGCTAAGATGAAAATTGTGGAATGTATGAAGTTACCTGCCAGCATAAAGAATATTTTTGTGGGGGATTGTGAAAAAGATACAGATTTCAAGAAAAATAGTGTGTTAGATAGTAGACTTAATGGAGATGCTGCAAATATTGAAAAAATGAATAGCGATAATTGGTCGGAAATACTAGGTACCTATAGTGATAAGGATAGCAGTACTAGTGAAAACAATTTTAGTGTATTGGCTGTTGTTTTTGCCAAATGGTCACGTTGGATACCATTCTGGACAATCATTCTTGTCGTGACATGCGTATCTATCTTATTCACAAAGGTAACCACGTCAGAAGCCACGATGGATTGGATTGCAAAGTCATTCCGGGGGGATATGTTTCCGAAAGTTAAAGAACTTCTTGATACATTTTTCATCGTTTTTATTGTTGGGTTATTGCTGTGCGCAATATTGTTACTACCAATGGTTCGTGAACAAAGTGTCAGCGGACTCGATGTAATAACGAAATTTATTGACTCCATTCAAGTATGGCAATATACAGAACGAAAGGAAGCGAACACGGATTGGAAGAATTATGCTGCAGCGATCGTGGGTTGTCTTGCAGTTGCAGCCATCGGATTATCTTGGTGGTGGAAGTATCTAAATGAAACTCGTAAGGGTGATTCATCATTACCGATTGTTCCTGATAAATGGGAATGGGCTATTGCTGCAGTTAGTATTTTTGCGGTTTGTTGTATTCCCGCCTTTTTCCATGCGGTAGGAGGAGAACCCCATCAACAGTTCAAGACAGAGAATGTATTCGTACGTGTATTACGACTCTTCCTTACTTCAGTATACTTGGTTCCATTATTGTTGTTCTCCGTATTCAAACTTATTTTATACTTCATTCCATTTTTTATTGGAAATCTCTTCAATAAACCAGAATGGGGAAATTCGTTCACTACCGAAAAGTCAAAATGGGACTTTACAAAATGGAAAGCAGCTAGTGGTAAAGAACAAACTCAAAGAGGAACTGATCTTCGTTTGTTTGGTCTAGGTCAAATCCTGTTACCCGAGGATGTAGTTTCAAATAAGGTGAAATCAACTGCTCCGGCAGATACTACAACACAATCAGGAGAGCCGCCATTAGAACAGGGTTCAAGTAAAGGAAAATCATCAGATGCGCCATTAGAGGCATCAACATCTTCAGATACATCACTAGAATCATTTGATCAAACCAAGGTGAATGCAGTCGGTAAGCTTATTAAAGTTATTTTCGTCGTCATTGTGTTTGTCATTATGATTTTGGGGATTATTTATACGGTATACAAATTTGGTTCAGATAATAAAGCGCCTGGAGATGCGACAAATTATGAAGAACTAACAACAAGTTTTACTGACAACCTTACCACGCCAACTGCATACGCAATATACACTGTTATTGGAATCGTGGGGATAGCCGGTCTTGTTGCATTTCTCCGAGAGAAATTCAAGGCAACCAATTCAAAGAACCCAGAAGAATATCTTTTCAATGACGTAAAACCGGAAGACTCAAATAGTCCGATGCGACAACTCACATTCGCAATGACCCACATCATTTATATTGTATTAATAGTGATCGTATTAATCTATGATACAGAAAAAGATGACAAGGATCGTATGTCTGTGACTGGATTGACTGTTTTGGGGATTCTAATCCTATTATTTCATTACCTCTTAGAAATGGTAGATAACAAGTTACCTCCAACGCCTGGTGAACCAGCAGATGATAAACCACGCCTTGCGCCAATGACAAACCTTTTGTCTAACATACGATTTATTGTCAACACAGTATTTTTGATTATTTTCTGTGTTCTTGCGTATTACAAGCAACACTCACTTATGATCGCATTGATTGTAATTATGTTTCTATTCCATCTTACCAAATCAATTCTTGGTATAAAAGTGCTGAAATTATTGTGGGCATGTATTATTTATATACCATGTCTCTTTTTGGACCTTCTTCAAAGTTTTCAAGGTACCGTTGGTGATACCACGCGTACAATCTGGATCATTGTGGCGATTGAGTTAGTCCTTATTGCAATCCTATATGGCGGTCCTTATTTACTCAACTATATTGGAGCATCTGGCTCTCAAATTGTCGTTGCACCAATAACCATCAAACAAAAATACGATACAAAAATGACCACACAAAGCAAAGAAATATTCATCTTTCATAATACAGGTATTGATCGCACACCAGAAGATAAGGTGGCAGATTGTCCGATTGAAGAGAAAAAGAGGTACCAATATTCTATATCTGGATGGTTTTTCTTGAATAATAATGTTACATCCAAGTCAACAGATTTAGAAATATTCAATTTTGGAGATGTTCCAAAAATGACGTACAATGTTGCCAAAAACGAGTTGAAGATCCATTGTAATACATTGAATATGGCAGATAAAGGATCAAAAACTGAGATCATCTATAACTCAAGAACGAATTATAACTCACTTGTAAAGGCACAAAAAGGTTCAGAAGAAAAGAAAGCAACCGTTCAAATGTCAATCGAAGATGAAGAATTAGATTCGGACGTCCCTCTTCAACGATGGAACTATTTCGTCATAAATTATGACGGTAAAAATATGGACTTCTTCCTCAATAATAAACTCGTATTCAAGAGCAATTTCATTATGCCAGATATTTTATTGAAACCGATTACCATCGGTGACACAACGGACAATAAAGGATTGAATGGCCGTATCTGTAATTTTGCCTTTCATAAATATCCTCTTACAAAAGAACAAATACGCTGGACATATACCATGTTACGATCACAAAATCCACCAATCATTGGATCAAAGACGATAGAAGATGAAGTCAAGGCTACTGGCACAACAACGATATATTCGCAATAAATGAAAACAATGCCAATGTATTATAATATCTATAATATTTATACAAATAATATTATAAATAAATGAATTCCAAACTCGTTCTCGCAGTCATTGTAATTCTTCTATTGTTATATGTCATTTTTAAGGCATTGACAACAACGTATACAAGTTTAGGCGCGATGCAGAAATGGGTCAATGAAACCACGTTACAAGGATCCAACCTACCAAGTAGTTTCAAAGCAAATAGCGCGATTTCTATTTGGTTTTACATTAAGAAGTGGGTCAACGGTACTAAGGTAGTGTCGTTCAAAAAGGGGAACGGTGCCGAAGTCATTTTTCAGGTACAGTTCAAAAATGATACAAACACCATTCAGATTATACCCAGATCAAGTTCGATAACTGACCCTGGGTTGTGCGAAGTATCAGAATTTCCCCTTCAGAAGTGGGTAAATCTCATTGTTAGTTTCAATGGTTCCGCGATGGATGTGTATATTGATGGTAAATTAGTCAAGTCATGCGTTGTAAATTTAGGTTCAAAATTGAATGAAACAGATACCATTGTTTTAGGCGATGCTAGTAAGAAAACCGATGATGTTGGTTTTATCACCAATGTTAAACTTAAGGCTGCACCCATCGCACCACAAGAAGCCTGGGATATTTACTCTCAAGGTTTCGGTGGAAGCCCTTGGAGTGATCTTCTCAATAAGTATAAGGTGAAGTTGAGTTTCATTGTGGATAACCAAGAACAAGCTAGCGTGAGTACATAATCTAGATGGAATGGTGAATAAACAACGATATCAATCACAATCAAAATGATTGTTTTTTTATTACATATATATAGTAATATATACGTAACATCTATTATAAATGAGTGACAGTGGAGGTGATAGTGGAGGAGGAGGAGGAGTTTTAGGTGGAATTACTTCTAGTTTCTCCAAACCTGGTGATGCAGGACTATCTTCATCTGGAGGCGGTTTCGGTTTGAAAGAATTTATGGAATCCAATAGTCTTGTCGCAAAATTTGCCTTTATTTTGATGGTTTTTATCGTATTATCTGTTGCAATCAAATTAGCAATTATCGGTGTTTCTTATTTGTTGCTTCCATCCTTGTCGCCATATGTATTGAATGGAACAGCGAATACAGAAGATATGGCAATTACAGTAACACAAAACCCCGCAAAAAAGGATTCTATTTTCATATCAAGGTCCATGAATGAGGATGGTGGTTTAGAATATACATGGTCGACATGGTTTTTCGTGAATCAAGTACCGATTGATAAAGGAAAGTATTCGCGAATATTTAGCAAAGGAGGTGAAGGAACAAAGTCAAGCGTTGATGGTATCTATTACCCCAATAATGCTCCAGGATTGTATATAAAATTTTCAGATGATATTACGACTACAAACCCTGATCGTCAAGATAAAGGTGTAAATATATCATTGTTAGCGGTTGTTGATGTTAGTGGAAAGAATAGTAATACAGTCGATAAGAAGAAGAATCTTCACGAACAACTGATCGCAACGGATATTCCCATGAAGAATTGGGTGAACGCAGTTATTCGTGTTACGAATAATGTAATTGATCTGTATATTAATGGACGACTTGCCCAACGCAAGAAAACGGCAGGTGTTCCTATTCAGAACTACGGTAATGTCAATATCGGTGAAGAGAAATCCAAGAACCGTTTTAGTGGTTACATTTCAACCATTCAATATTTCAACTACTCGATTGGATCTAACAAGATCAAGAGCATTCTAGATGAAGGTCCAAATATGAAGATGATTAGCAATACTGGCGCGGAAACATCTGGAAAGACCTTGAACTACCTCTCGAATAGTTGGTATATGCGATAATATTTTTTTACATTTACATATCAGCAATAGCGCTGTATACGTGTAAAAAAATATAATAAATGGCACAAGACCCGAAATGGTTTCCTCCATTAGAACAATCCATCACTACAGATATAAATGGCCAAACTGTATATGGTGATGTATATTTTGACACTACAACAGAAGGACTTACCACGAGATACAATGTGTACGCATTGAGTTATACGACGACATTCAAGATGATAGATGGAACATTCACAATTCCGAATGTTCCACCAGGTGCATTAGCAAGAAATACTGACGTACCAATCGAACTCGTAAATATGCGCAAAACACTTATCGGTGTAATTCCATTGATCAATTTAACTTCAATACATAATAGAACCAATATTATCTTTTCATTCCCAACAAATAACTACGCAATTTCGGTTGTAAGTTTTGATCGTGATTATTATGTGATTCCACAGCCTTCGGGGTTATCCGATAATACGCTTGAAACATATAGAAATCCTGGCGCATCTTTAATACGTCTACCGTATCGTAATGCTCTTGTCATTAATGGTATTTTTGATGTTTCTGGTGGGTTCGTTTACGGAGAAAGAGAGTCTGTATTTCGTATGGAAATGAGACAATCTGCATATCAAGCATCCGGATTGCCTGGCGATACTGTTTCATATCTATCAAAAAGAATAGTTGTCCCGATTAAATTAACAAAAACTTTGACAATATTGACAATACGACCATTTATCGGTCTTGGAAAATATACAGTATCAAATGCAGACACAAATGGTGTAATTACGCGTGAATATTTAGATGGCGTATTTGAACTTAATTTTCCAGATTTTGCGACAACATCACGTAAAAATGTCAATACAGGTAATGATGATTTTGATAACATTATTTATTATTTAAAATTAGTTGATGCACGTACATTTCAATTTAGTAATGATAATTTTACGATTTCAGGTAAACAAATCATATTCAAAAAAGTTACATTACTTGTAGATGGAACACCAAGCCCTATTCCTATCAAATTTCTTCAAGAAGAAACTGCGTTATATGAACGATCTGACAAGAGAATCGGTGATTCAGAGGGTGCCACGACGACAATAAAATTAAACATCATTAAATCAACACCGACATTTGTAGGTCAAACACCGTCTATAAATACTGGTTTAACGAATACAATATATCGCCTTAGCGATGTGAATAAAATGACTACGGATCGTGCTTTCATTATTACACCGCCAAAATCCAATAACAGTGACAATGGTGCAACATTTCAAATAACCTCTTCAGATGAATCAATCGTAAAAGTTGTAGTTATTGGGTCATTATACAATGCGTATATCTATGGTCCAGGTGTGGTTACTATAACTATACTTCAACCCGCAACAACGAATTTCAATCAAAAATCGGCAATTTTCAATGTGAATGTTTTCAACATATCTCCCCCAATTATTAATTGTAACTTCAACCTTTTTTATACCAACCCTTATAACCGGGATTTTTGGACTCGATTCAAACCAGAATGCCGATCTTCAAATTTAGTAGATAGTGCGACGGGTATTCCACTGACTGTAACTGAAGTTGACGAAGTTTACGATATGCGTCGAAAGGCCGAAATTCTCAAATATAACAAAAATGTAGGCGGACTCACTAAAAGTCAAAAATACGCAAAAGCTGCACGAGGAGAGCTAATGCGAAAAATCGGCAATGAACGAAACTATTTGAGTCAAACCGTCGGAAATGTAACTACGTTAGTATGCCCACCTACATCAGCAAATAGCCGGATATTATGTGGTCTAACGACTGCTTGTGGAGTTCCTGGAAAGGAACGATTATTATGTTATGATGCGTCGATCAACCTCTACAATTATAAACGCACATATCAATACCAAGCCGGTCTTCAGGTGCCTTCAAATATAACAAAAACGATTTTAACTGAACCAACAAATTTGAAGATCCAAGATTACGATAGAATCAATAATAGAATCACCTTCGTTTGGGATGCTCCAAATTCAAATGGTGGGCTGCCAATTGTAGGTTACGTAATCACATATTCAGAAGACAATAAAACATGGGCACCATACAAAAGTATATTTCCAAACAAACCAGCGAATGCTGCTGCTGCCGCCGCTGCAACATACAATCCAATATCTGGTGAAATTAACGGAAATTCAGTTGTATTTGAAAGAATACCAAATGCGGTTGAAATTAAAACCAATACTGTTTATTATATTTCGGTATTTTCTGGAAACGAGCGTGGGTTATCGAGTGTTCCTGCAACTATCACTGTAAAAACATCAGCTACACCGTCAATCATTGGTGATTTTATGTTTACAAATACAACCGATGAACGTCAAAACTTGATGGTCGACTTAAAATGGACGGATCCTTTGAATACTGGTAGTACAACTGGAACATTTAACGGTCCACCCATTCGTCAATATAACTTATATTACCGTAAAGTTCCATCGTTGATATGGACAAGTGAACTACTTGATGTGAGTAACGTCATTATTGAGACACCAGGTTCACAGCAACGTCGGTATATTTTACGCAACTTGGATAATGAAAACAAGTATGATATCAAAATAGAACCGATCAACCAAATCGGTACTGGCCCGGAATCTGCGATTATAACCGCACGAACACTAATGAAACCAAGTATACCTACGAATGTAGTAGTAACATCAAAATATGGGTTACTTCTAGGTAGTTCAAGAAACTATATCAATATCGCTTGGGAGAAACCAGACACAGGAGGCAATCCAATTACGATTTACTATATAACAATTACACCACCTACTCCTCTTCAACCACTTACTATACTTTATAACGTGCCAAGTACTGATACTCGAACCTCTTTTAATTCTGATATTGGTCGTTTTGGACAAAATGATTTGATAACTGGTACATATTCTGTAGTAATACAAGCATATAATGGATACTTGAATGGATTAGAAACTACTATAGCGTATGTTACTGTTAAACCTACAACTGCAAAGGCAACTATTGTAAGTATTGTAGGTGTTTATAATGTGAATGGCTTGGATTATGCACTAATGACATTTAGCATCAATACTGCATTGGTGGATACAAATAAAATATCAGCAGTTAAAGTAAATGGTTTGGATAACTCGTTTCAAACCAGTCTAAATATTTTCAATCAGGAAATCACTGGAACTGGTGAACATAAAATTCGTATTCCAGCGATCCAAGATGGACGTGATACTGTAATTGTTGTCGGAACATCATATGCGGTTTCGATTACATTAGTATTTAGTTTGACGAATGAAGAACAAACAAGTGATACAATCGATTATGTACCAGAGATTAAATATTCATCTTCATAATCACTCATGTTGTGTGATTTACAATTATTCTCTCAATGTAGGATTTACACAAATATCGTTCCTTGAGAAAACTTGACCTGACATGCATTTATCTCCAGCATCTACCTTTACACAACTTCTGAATCCACGATCTTCTCCAATGTAGCAGTAACCAGCTTTACCTGTTTGCTGTTTTTGAGTTACACTAGTTGTATCATCAGCGCTAGGAGACGGACCGGCGTAATCTCGTCGGGCCTTATCTAAAAATGTATATTTTTCGTCGTCATTTGTAAAACCCGGCGTTTTTTTAGAACTGTTCGACATTTCTGGTGGAACTGGTGCTCGATGGGCCGCTGGATTTGGCCCAACTCGAGCTATAGGCGGCGGGACTGGTTTTTGTCCTCGTTTTTGAATCTTTGGATTATTAACTACTTTACTTTCATCATCACTGTCGCTGTCGCTGTCGCTGTGACTGTCACGGTCACTGTCACTGTCACTGTCACTGTCGCTGTCACTGCTATCCACCATGGGTTGATTTGTTATACGAGAAATGATTTCGCGTCCTTTCTTTTCCATTGTGTCAAAAAAGTTTTTTAAATTGTGACCAACTTGACCCATCCCTAAATAAAAGTCACTATTTGCGGCCAAACTACTCCACATGAACCATAAGATCACGATAACTAGTACAAATTTTATCAAAGTTGTAAATGAGAATATACTAGAATCGGAGTCAACATCTTTGTCTACACTGCCAATATCCGTATCCAGAGAAATATCTGGTAATTTGACATCTTTGAATGTACTTTGTGCTTTTTCAGTAATACTTGACAATATACCGGTTTTTTCCATTTTGGAGCTAGAAGATAACCCACTATTTACGCGGTCATTGCTCGTAGGTGTGCCAATATTTGTAAACTTGAAAGTCGGAAGTGACATTACTGCTATATACTATATATAGTATACATTATTCATTATTCATTATTCATTATTCATTATTCATTATTCATTCTTCATTATTCATTATTCATAGGGGTTATATTTACGTGGAGCTTGACTTTGATGCGTAAAATTTGAATTCGTTTCACTTGTATCTGTATCACTGCTCGTCTTCCTAACAATCGTGTTCATCGTATTCAATGCTTCCAATCGCTTAATTGTGCGTTCTAAATCACCATTCTTATCCCCCTTATAACCTGCTGACGAAAATAGATAATCTGTATCTGGGCTAATCTCATGATTCTTGATTTGTTTGTAAACAGAATTAATATTTTCGACTGCAGTCTCTATCACAAGACGATCATTTATCATTTCTATTTTACTATCATATTCGGTTGTAAGAAGAGATATCGCAAAGTAAATCAGGTAACGCCGTTTTTTACGTACACCTGGCGTGAACCTCACACAATATAACCGTAATAGACTATTCACGATTTTCTGTGTAAGTGGTGAATAATCATCCGTGTTACTGCCTCGCACAATAATAATATCCCAAATCATCCAAATTGGATCAAATTGGAGTTTATCATCAACGGGAATATGCGAACGACGTTCACATCGACACGTCTCTTTCTTCGCCTTGCAAATTGTTTCAAACTCGATAATCCATTCTACCCAGTAGCACGCCAAGAGTGTATTTTTAGAGTCTCGAGAGATGTGATATGCGAATTCATTTACCGCTATAAATATTTCTTTGGGATCTCTTTCTCTAAAGAACTCTTGTGCATAATCCACGCGCGGTGCTTTCAACCGTTGAGACATCGTCGCGATATCATATTCTTCTTTTTTCTTGATCTTAACACTATCGTACTTATGTTGCCGTTTGGAATTTGCAAGAACACAAATGATTTCTGCAAAAAGTGACCTCATCTTTTGATGATTCCGTAGACGAAGTTCATTTCCAGCATACCCATTCGATACAATGGATTTGAAACTTTCATACCGCATTTCAATATAAAGTGGTAGTTTAGGGTTGGCTAAATGAATGTATTTGCTTATAAATGTAATAATAATATCCCATAATTCGAGGTAATGACCGGAGCAAACGAGTTCTGCACTCCAGTAGCACGCCGGTTCGATTTTAGAACTAGACAAGTTGTTTAATAGTTCTTTTCGAACATCTGTTTTTTTGTAGGATGAAAATGTGATACCTCGAAAATCACTTTCACTTCGAATATCATTGATTTCGTAAGGTTCAGACATCCGATTCGATGTAAAAGGTCGACGTTACTATGTATTTGGTTTTTTTTCGCGTGAGATTAACGATAAGAAATATTTTATAATTAAATACTAGTAGGAGTATAATTACCAGTAGATACATAAGGATTACATGTCAATCTATACGTCATTTTCCAGTTATATTCGATCATTAACACGATGGGAAATTCTGACATTCATGTTGATATTAATAATGATTCTATGTTTTATTAAGCGCGACTTATCGATACACGCAGAGGGATTCGAACAACGAGATAAGTATAAAGTATATGAAAATGATGAAATCTACGATAGTTTTTATGCAGATATTTACGATGAGCTCTTTATTCAGCCCAATAAAATAGAAGCAGAAGTAGACGAGATTATTCATATCACAGGAGCATTAAAAGGCAGTGAAGATGAAGTAAAGAATTTCAAAGTATGTGATCTTGGATGTGGCAGAGGGCATCATGTAGACATTTTGAAACATAAAGGCGTAAAATCAGTCATTGGGTGTGATAAATCAGATGCAATGCTCAAGAATGCAAGAGACTTGTATCCATCATGTAAATTCGTCAAGGGCGATTTCATGAAACCGATGTTATTTAGTGAAGAAGAATTCAATGTTCTTACATGTTTCTATTTTACCATATATTATGTTAAAAACAAGCGCGATTTCTTTCGAAATTGCTACAAATGGCTCAAGCCTGAAGGGTATCTTATTCTTCACGTGGTGGATCGTAACCATTTTGATCCGATTATCCCTGCAGGAAAACCGTTATTTCTGGTTTCTCCCCAAACATACTCAAAAGAACGCATTACGAATTCTCTTGTCAAGTTTCATAGTTTTAATTACAAATCGGATTTTACGGCTCCTCCACCTACGAAAGGTAGTGAAAAGACAAAAAAAACTACAGGCGAAAAGAATGTTGGTAAGTTTGTTGAAAAAATCCGTGATGATAAGACTGGGAAAGTGCGAGAGAATATTCACACATATTACATGCCAACAAACCGAGAAATGCTCGAAATTGCCAAAGAAGTCGGATTTACAGTCACTGGACAGGTTGATCTGGTGCATGTTCTTAACGAATACCAGTATTTATATATACTGAAAAAGGTTGCGTAACGAGTAGATCCGATTTTTGTAATTATAATATAATGAAATGATTGAATGCCCGCCATTCCTTTTTCATTATATTATCCTATGCGTGTGTATCTCTTTCATTCTATGTGTATGTGTATTAAAATTCAAATACTTATATTGGTACAATCAACCCATAACGTTTTCTTTTACAATACGGCGATGGTATAACCAAGACCAGGGACAATGGCAGACGAGTATTATGAATCCATTATCTCTCGGTGAACGTTATAATAATTCAGTTATTTACCCATTTATGCATTTTGTAAATCACAATAACGTCACTGTATACGGAGATCGCGAATTTGCAATCAGCGACGCACCTTATAAAGATATTGCATCATTTTTATCGCGTCGAGAGAATGAGCTTGAAATGTTAGGTAGAAGACGCTGTTTGTCGAATAGTGGTGATTTTATGTATATATCGCAGGACAAACTAGAATATATTCTCTCGCAAGGTACTCATGGTCTCTCAGTATTCATCGGTATTTTTACGGATGAACCTAAAAAAAGTAGAAATACTGACACACCGCGTATCAATATCAAGGGCGTATGTGTGTTGACCCCAAGAATTATGCTTTCATTTGATGTAACAAAAAAGAATCCTCCTCGATCCGTATCCATATACGTCTGTGAACATCTAGCATGGACAAAGTTTGTTACACTGGAACGCGAATCTCTCGAACTCGTCGAAACAACCGAATATATTCAGAAGTTTCGAGAGATCGCAGGAGAACAAACGTTATATAAGTACAATGAGATACCTTGGTTTGTCATACCATTTACAACAGTGCATACCTATACGTTCATGAATATTGAGCTATCGAGTGTAAATCCGTCGATACTCGGTACAGGAATGACAATACTTCAAGTTTCATCTGCAAACTTCGCTCTTTTTTATTCGTTTGTAAACGAATGTTCGAGAGATTTTCGATGCTGCATATGGAATGAATTAACACAATTACAATCACTCGTACAAGGAGGTATATACCAAATATACATGCTTCTATTCAATCAAGTACGCGTGCTTGCCGTATATATTTTCGAACCATCCTGGATGAAAGTAAGTCCTCTTACAAAATGGAACGTGAAACCGATACCCCAGAGTAAAAAAACACGTGGAAATCGGATATCGACTCTTCATGATTATATCTCTCGAACATCCACTGCAGTAGTGAAATATTTGCCACCAGTTGTAACACCTCGATATGATACATTAGGAAGACGGATCAATGGTCCAACTTCAAGTGTTGAAAGTGGCGGCGGTAGACATGATAATACGGATATATCCGACCAAGATATTCTTCTTCTTAAGTCGTCTATTCGTCATAAAACATTATGTGCGAATGACGTTTTTATCCGCGGATTTTTGGAATCAATTCACCGGATGACACTTTCAATGAATTCATCATTCCATAATACGTATATCAGTATTGATACTCTTGCTCATAATAATATTATTGTTGATAGTATGAAAATATCCTCATGGAAAATGGTATCAAATGATAAATGGTATTACATCTTATATAATGCCATTATACATCAAGAAGTTATGTGCAAAGATGTATGTATCATTTAGCGGCGATACACCGCAGTTTGTGAGAGTCGACGCCCGCCAAACATACTAAATCCACCAGAACCGCCTGCGCCACCTCGTGAAACACTCGATGCTCCGCGAGTAAACGTATCTACAATGAAAATAATAAATACGCCTAAAAAGCAATACAAAACAAGCTCTTCGATGACATGACCAGTTTTTTCATCCTTCTTATCTTCCAACATATGAATAATGTAATTTAGCTTTTCAATAAGAGCTGCATTTGTACCTGATACAGTAGAGCCAAGATTTGTGCTTCCTCCATTTGCAAGCTGACCTGCGAGTGATTCTGCATAAGGAACAAATTGTTCGTAATATTGCGAAGCATATGTGCTTGTTTGTCCATTTGTTCCGCTAAATGGATCTGTTTTCGGTTTTTCAGCAGCATCTTTCTTTGGAGCACCAGAAATTCCAGTTATTTTTTCAAAGTAAGGCGATGCGGCGGCGCCACTAGATGTAGCATATGATTCTGCAGATGAGTTCATTCCTTCCAATAATGTTGATGAATACGATGTTCCTGGATTTAGGGAATTCATTTGTGTTGTTTTGCGAACGATACCTCCTCCTCCTGATGGCGCATTGCTAGATACGCCACGAACAATTCCAGAATGCGATACATTTGTTGAGTATACACCCATCCCTTGTGATGGATAGGATGGTAAAATATTTTCACTGTTATCGCCATCATCGTCACTATCTTCTCCTCCTTTACGATGAATATTTTCAATATAGTCTTTGATTTGCTTTATTTTCTTACCGGCCTCCTGAACAACACCGCTGTTATTTCCATGATCATTTGATATACTAGAAATTGCACCATTCGGAGATTGCAATAATCCTCTTTCCTGAGTACTATCACTATTTCTCGGTATCTTTAGGGTTCGGTTGCCATTATTCGGCCCATTTCGACGATTATAAATCTTTGAGTTTTTGTTGTTATTATCATTATTACTTTCGGTGTAATCCGAAAAACCTAAAGATGTCATTCTCCTATAAAAAAATGAGATTTTAATTCGTGAAGATTATCTGGTTATATACGAAAAATATATTTGTTATGTATATAAGACGAAAATGGTGAAATTAGATCAAGGACTCACTTTAGGTGTTTTATTGGTGGTGATCGTGGTTATGATCCTTAAACCCAATCTTCTTGGATTTTTGTACAATAATGTTTTAGGCAAACTTGTCTTTGTCGCAGCGATTGTCTTTCTTTCTTTGAAACATACTGCCGCAGGATTACTGGCCGTTGTTTTTGTTGCAATTGTTGCAACCATGAGCGGGTATTATGGATTCGAAGGCTTTGAAGGCGAAGAGGCATTTGATGAAGATGAGAATAAGAAGAAGGAAGGATATGATGAGCAGCAAGGAGGAGAAGGGTTTGACGGTGAAATGCAGGAAGGATATGATGGTGAAATGCAGGAAGGATATGATGGCGAAATGCAGGAAGGATATGATGAGCAGCAAGGAGGAGAAGGGTTTGACGGTGAAATGCAGGAAGGATTGTGCCAAGGTGATAACTGTGAGAACCAAGAAGGATATGAAGGTGAACAAGAATCGTTCACTAGTATCATAGAGGGAAAAACTGGAAAAGGGGGCAAAGGCAAAGGCAAAGGCAAAGGCAAAGGCAACAACAGCGGTAAGTAACACTGGAATAGATCACCTCCAATTTAAATACATATACAATCTTAATATGCTCGTGTATATGTATTGAATTATATCTAGTATAATACTAGTAGTATTCAACTTATTTGTAATGGACCTCACATATTACTTGAATTATATTATTACATGGTTCTATCATAACGTATTAGATACTTCTACTACATTTTCAATTATAAAAATTTTGATCATTATCGGTTTAGTAACATTATTGGTATACCAGCAGTACATTTTATTTGTATTATTATGCATCGTAGTTGTGTCTGCTGAATTACTCATAAACAATGATAACGGAACAAGTGGATTAAAAGACTTATTCACATTTGAAGATACAGGATCGTCGAAATACCGTCGTGAAGTAGACAAAGACGAACTTACAAGTGGTGTTTCATTGACACGTGAAGGTTTTTCATTAGGATTACCAAAGATCATCAAAGGTGATGATACAGGTTCAGACTATCGCCGCTCGAATAAATTCATCGAAGAAGATAGTAATGATTTTACTGAAAAATATTTCACTAGCAAGCAGTGTTCTATCGGAAGTGGACCAGGAGCAATTACAATGTTTGGTAGTAATGAATTGATCGGCGAATCACGTATTGCAAAGATTAATATGGTATATGATTTTGCGGGGAATTGGACATCAAATGATACAAATGGTGATCCTATAAAACGTTTGAAATACTTGAATGAGTGCGTGTTTGAACCGATTAAGCGAAATGACTTTCGTGCATTCAAAAAAGAATTGTATTCAAACATTATGCAGTCAGTGATCGACATCGGTAAATGTTTTACACGGTTTGATGTAACCCTACTACTGAATACAGAATCGGATGTCACGCTTGATTACAGTAAACAACTAACATTATCCGATAAAAAAGAGGGTGATCAACAAGTAAACGATGTAGCA